ATCAGGAATAGTGTAGGCGGCAGTGTCTTGTACAACACCATCAACTGACACCAGCACATCTTGCACAGAAGATACTGCTGTGCTTAATGTAAATGTTGTGTCACTTCCGTCACCATTGAAACGCTGAACAGCAGTTGTACTAGCAAAGTGTTCTGTTGTTCTTTGACCAATGTATGGCATTAGGTTATCTCCATATAACTCATGGTCACGGAAACTTTGTCGGAAACACTTGCATCTATTTTTACTATGTCTCCGACATTTGCTATGATTTTGTTACCCGCCATCAACTCAAAACTACTGCCGACGGGTAGTGGGATATCCTTACAAAGATGTGCTGTCGTGTTTTGTGTTTGGCTTGTCTGGGTAGTTGTACTTACTAACGTAACTGATGCTGTTACCTGTGATGTGTGTACGTTAGCCAGTGTAAGTCCAAGTATTACAATTCTGCTACCTGACTGAACAGTATACAAGGTCTCTGGTGTCCCAGAACTTGCTGGGGCAACGTCCCGTGTTATAAGTTTAAATGTGTTTGCCATTAGTTTCTCCTAATCAGCCTAAGGCAATCGCCAGTGCGGTCGCGTTGTCATCTGTTAATGCTGTCAGCACACTTACGTCCATTCGTTTCAGAGTTCCCGCATCGCTGACTAACAGTTCGTCGTCTGTGGCTAGACCGGATGTGAGGGCGGTCTGAGCTGATATGGTGTTGTTGTTAAGCATTGTGCCTTCAACAGCATTGGCGGCAATCGTTACCGCACCTGTATTGGCTATTGTCACGTCACCGGAAACAGCAACCTCTTGAAAGCTAGTCCCGTCAGCAACCAATATCTTGGTTGACGTAACATCGGGCATTATAAGATGTGCGCCTAATGTAAGGTTGCCAGTTACTGCCAAAGTACTCGCCATATCGACAGCACCATCGATATCAACAACATCAAGATTTGCAGTTCCATCTACGTCTATGTTGCCACTTACGTCTAATGACGCGAATGACCCGACGCCTGTTGTCGTTATGTTACTTGAACCATTATCAATCGCGCCAAAGCCAGAAGTAATGCTCCCAGAATTTAGTGCGCCTGTAGTGACAATAGATGAGGAACCAGCTACGGGGCTTAGAACACTAGATATAGCAGTACCGTTGATTGTTATTGCGTCCGCTTCCAATGTACCGTCGATGTCGGCGTCGCCGCTAATGTCTAGAGTTGCGGCATCTAGTTCACCGGAAATAGTCAGGTTTCGGCCACCGCTAATATCTTTGTCTGCGTCAACAACTACTGCTTTACTGGCCGCGACAGTTCCGGCAGTAATGCCGTCAAGCATTTCGAGTTCAGCCTCTACAAGGACAGCGTTGCCTAATGTTATACCACCAGCGGTCACGACACCTGTTGTTGTGATGGCTGTAGAGCCAACATCAAGAACATTGCTAGCATCAAGAAACTTCATCTTTTCTGCTGGAAGTGTGCAGAATATAGTTTTGGTTCCCGCGCCCCAGCTAACAGCGTTGTCGCTGTTGCTTGATTGAAGTATGCTAGTTCTGGCCAATGTTGTTCCAGAGCTAGTATATGTTCCGACCCCAATTTCAAAGTCAGAGCCATCTGTACAACAGTAATAAGTTGTGTTGCTATTGCCTACCGAGCCAAAGGTTTCTGAACCTGTAACTGCACCTGCGAGAGTATAGGTTCCTGTCCCAGTCGTTGCGGTTGTTTCCTTGACTCTGTCCTTTAGAACTAAAGCCATATTACTTCAATTCTATTGTTAGGTTGGTTGCATTGATGCGGAATATATCTGCGGATTCTATTGTTTTTGAATCGTCCAAAGCACCTATAAATAATATATTACCTGCTGATGCATGGTCTGCAATGAAACAGTGCGTTATTGTATATGTCGCTCCCCCACTGCTAGCAGGGAATTCTATGTTTGCAGAGTTTTTAACAGTTTGTGCATCAGTAGATGAACTAACATGTGTCCATGCTGATGCCTGTACTTGTTGACGCGCATAGTTACTGTCCTGACTTGAGGTAACCTCAGTGAGAGAACCTGCTTCTGCATCACTTACAGCGGTTGCCAAACCTACATAGATTGAGTTTCCAGGTGTGGCAAATGAGGTTGAATTGTTTTTGAAGATAAAGTCCAAGACTTTTGCCTCAAGATATGTTGTTGCGGCATTAGCTGTTGCCATCTTTTAGCCCTCGCTCTTTTGATAAAAATTGTCTATTGAATTACGGGTGACCTGCTCCTCGTTTACCGATGACACGGCATTCGTGTACAGGGCTAGATATCTTTCCTGCAATGTATAGTTCCTGTTAAAGTTACATGCCTCTACTAGAGAACCGTATAGAAGCGCATCGCTGGCATTATCTGTAAGCCAGTTTGTTGTGTTGGAAGAGGAGAGGGCTGGCAGTCTTCTACGATAGGAAATCTCAACATTCATATTTGATGATGGGGTAGGTGCTACATAAATAGTGTTATCATCAAAGTAGGAATAATAAGTTGGTGTTCCTGTGGCTGTTCTGTCTGGCCAATACTCCATTAAGAACTCGTCAGAACGTAGAAGAAGAAGGGCGCGTGTCGCCGCGCTGGGAATGACTTGCAGGTTTTCAAGTGAAACCATATCGGATGGCATAGTTAGGAAGGGGTCGTCTTGTGTGAGGGCAGATGTTTGGCGTTGCCGAAAAGCTGGTATGCGTAGTTCGCGAGATAGCTTCAGCTCGGTCAGGTCTATAAACGTGTCAATCTCGTTAGAGAACTCCGTACCATCATCTTCCATAAAATCTTTTATGTTTTGAACTAGTGTTGAGTAGTTCATTTATACAACCTCACCTTCTACTGTCAGGCTAAATTTAAACTCGTTTATAATAGTTGTATCTGAAAACGTGTTTTCCCCAGCCGTATGAGGGAACCTATTAGCAAACGCTATTATGTGACTGTCCTTCTCAGAAACCTCTGGACGTGGGTCTCTTAGTGACTGAGGGTCAAATACTCTCTTCTTACCAAGCTGTAATTGTGGATGGTCATCATCCATACATGGAGGACAGACCCTCATTCCATTCGGTCTTTTATTTTCAATCTGTGGCTTGATGTCGTTGTATGGATATCTCTGACCACACCTATCACATACAGCTAAAGCTTTCTTTCCAGAGGAATAGCGTGACATTTAACTGACCGCTGGAATTATTTTAAAATCAGAGCGGTCCCTGTCTTCGGTTGCCGCTAAATTGAAATCTTCATCAAATATAGATTTAAGAAGTGGAATACGGTCAGATACTGGGGGATTCTTCAAAGCAATCTGATAAGATAGACCTGAGATTATAGCAGGAAGAAACCGAGTCGGGGCATCATACTGAGTGACTGACCCATTCGCAGTATCCTCTATTCTTCTTATTCTATAATAAACCAAAGTGTAAGTATCTGATGCGTCAGGTACTGGCCACAATGTAATTTGAGGAGCATCTCTCAACCGCTCAACATATATTTTAGTGGGCCGTCCGGTTGAATTCTTAGATGATATACCTGCGTACTCTCCCAAAGACATTCTGGTTATAGCTAAGTCAGACTGTCCTGTTCCTGTGCCTGTACGAATTGTGTGGTCTAGAATACTAACAGTATCGGAGGGAAGGGTGTACACAGATGTTCCAGCAGTAAGCGTTAAAGAAACATCCTCAACAGTCCAAAGATTTATTCCCCTGTTTGCAAAGTCTTGACCTAGAAGATTTAAGCTTCTTCTCGCTGTTCTAAAATCAGCACCTGAAAACGGTCTGCCTAGACCAGCGCGCTCATATGCCTCTTCTATTATTTCAACAATGTCCAGATTGAACGTAGCTGTTCCGCTTGTAGCCATTCTTTCATACTCTCCAAGACATAATCTTGTTCCTGTTTGCGTTCACGATGACGCTCGACTTTTGTTATTCTTCCTTGTTCTGAAACCTTGCTAGTCTTGTGCTTTCTATGTGCCTTTTTAAGGCGTCGATAACACAACTATTTGCGAAACTTTGCCGTCTTCTTAGCTATTCTTTTGGGCTGTTTGACAAATTGCTTTCCAGCTTTAGTTCCTTTTCTTTTAGCTTTTGATGTTGCGGAGTACTCCATTGATGTAAGAGATTTAATCGCCTTCTTTGGGAGATACCGCTCACCCGTTGCCTTTGGACCAACTGTGCTGTTCTTACCACTCTTCGTTCCCCAATCTTGTTTTGACCACTTGGATAATTTGTTTGAAGACTTCTTAGAACCACTGTATTTTCCACCACTAGCCTTATAGTATTTGGTAGCTAACTGCATGGCGCGAGCAGAGTGCTTTCCACCCATCTTGGCTTTGGCTCTTGCCTTTGCCGCCGCCCACTTTTTGGGGTCGCGTTTCTTTGCAACGGTCATTACAATCCTTTCAGAAAAATAACCAAGTATGTTAATAAGGCTATACCGCCAGCAACAATGGTGGGGCCTACGGTCCACAAAATAATAGCGTCTTTACGTTTAGCACGGGCTTCCAGCTCTTCTTTCTGCATGGTCCTCTGCCTAGCTATTTCTGCTTGCAACCTTTCCCATTGTCCGGGTTTGCCGAAGTACAAAAATATCTGACGTAGCTCATCTCTTAGATTATCAAGCTCCTCCTTGCGAAAGAACTCATCTATCCCAGCCTGTTCAGCTCCTGTCATCCTTGAGAAGATGCTGTTCTTTTTTCTTGTTGCACCAAAATTTAAGGATGCTTCAGCCATTGCGTACTTTGAAATAGGACCCGACAAAGACGACAAATCGCGACCAGCTTTTATAGCGGAGCTAATTGCACCTGCCGCGCTGGAACACAGCGATATTGCAGAAATAGGGTCAATCATTCAATTACTTAGCCTCCACTTAGTATACCTTAACAGACCCCTTTTTAATAAATTTTGGTACACAGTAGCTTGTCACTCGGTCCTTCGGGTCAATGAAGTCAGAGTAGCTGTAGTTTCCGTAACGCTTTGCTGAGAGTTTTGCGAAGTGGTTGCACTCAATCGCACTTCTAAAATATAAATCGCCGCTGGCAAGATATCTGTATTCACCCGTCCCAAGGTAAACTAGGAGAATAAATACGTGTTCCATTACGGTAAGTAATGTTTAGGAAAGCTTATATTTACCACCCTTTGTGGCCGCTCCCATTCCTCTGCATGAACCACCATGCTTCATGCCCTTAACCTTGCCGCCATACATCATACCGTATGGCTTTTTCTTTTTCATTGGTGGCTTTGTCATTTGATTGTTCATGTTTGCTCTATTCATAGTCATTTCATCCATCCTATTAGTAAGTTTGAAAAGGTTCCCGCTACACCACCCAGCGCAATAATTACCCAGAATGCGCCCTTCCATCTATTCGCCGTAGCCTTCAAGTCAGACACCTCCTCATGAACGTGTCTAACTTCTTCTGATAGCTGACTTATGCGCTCTTCTAATCTCGCCAGAGTTACCTCAACTGCTTCTGCCATTATCTACACTTCCATCTCTTGCGAGCTTGCCGTAAACGAGAGTTTGGGTTCTTTGCCGCCTTTGGAAATTTTTTCATCTGACCAGCAGAACGAGCGCAGAAAGATTTTCTACGATTAGCATCCTTGCTACCCTTGGCTGGATTCCCCGTTACGGCTGTCTTGAGTTTGCTTCCGGGGTTTTTACGACGATATGCGGCCACGCCTTTGGCCGTCATACCTGCACCAGCTTTTGTTTTTCTGAAGTTACCCGACTTAACTGAAGTCTTTATCGGGTTGTCCTTCTTTCTAGGCATAGAAGAAGTTCATCATGTCGATGGTTCCAATTGTATAAACAATATAAAGACCATCCTCAAACAGGATGCCTTGCTCTGGTATAGTGTTATCAACTGTTGTGTTGTCTGTTCCAATGGTTCTAGCCTTGAATACGGCTGAACCTGTGCCATTGGGGTCACCGTTAAAGAACTCAATTACACCAGCAGTACCGCCAGAAACTATTGAGTAGCCCTTCAGGCGTGAACGCCCAGCAAAAACAACATCTGCCGCAGAACCGCTTGTTCCAGCTACAACTGTTCCAGCGGGATTACCCACTGCTGTTATGCTGGCAATTGTCTTAAAGTAATTAGATGTTGTCGCTGTATCAGCGTTAGCACCAGTCAAGGACTCTGTCAGAGCGGAGCCGTTTATATCTGTGCCTACTATTGTAAATGATTTGCTACTATCGTTTCCGCCAGATGTGACAACTAGCTTTCTAGCAGAACCAGCAAGTGATACTGCACCGCCGTCAGCTAAAGCACCGCCAATTACTACAGCGGCGTTGTTCCCAACTTGAGCAGACTCAGATATACCGTTTGGGTCAGCCGCGACTTCGTCATTTATGAATGATACTTTTACGTCAGAACGACTCATATTTAATCTCCCTATAAGGGATGGGGGCAGTTAGCCCCCACCACGATTAGTTATTTGCCGATGTGACTGCGATTGTGCCACCAGTTGTCCGTATCATCATTTTAACCACCATGCTGTCAGTGTCAGCGGCGGCTTCAAAATAGATGTAAGAACCAGCGAGTATTGTTGTGTCAGCTCCTGATGCGGTAAGAATAATCTTAGCGTGTCCATCAGTAGTTGTTGCCTCTCGCTCAAGAACACCATTTCCTGCACCTGTAACGAATGCCTCAAATGATGACGCATCAAGTTCGTTATTTGTATGAACTTGCAGTGTCAGAGCCTGTGAAGCAGTAAACACATTGTCATTGAAGATGATGAGACTTTTGTGTGTGTCTGATGCTAGGTCTGTGGTTGAGGCTGTGAGCGCGAGGGTTGAGCCAACGTCGCCATTATAACGAACAATAGACTGGTTTGCCGCAATCTGTGTCGCACCTGCCGCAATGGTAAAGTCTGTTCCGATTACACCTGTGCCACCAAAGATAGCAGATGCTTGAGCGGCAGTTGGTACAGCAGTTTGATTTGCTACACCTTCAAGCGCAAGAGCAAGCTTCAGTGCTGTGGTTGGTGCTGTGAGAACATCATCAACATTTGCAACTGCGCCATCATCACCACAACGGCCAAAGTTCTGGTTCCACTGTGGGTTCATTCCCAACATTGTGGTTCCAACACCTTGATTATACCAGCTTGCGGCTGTCATACCGTTAAGGCCACCTGTGGTGGTGGTCATACCGCTTACGGTTGCGGCTGTTGAATAGGTTGAGTCGTCTGTGATAACGCCTGTTGTGGCGTCTTTTGTGACTTTGGTAAAGCCGTTTTCTGAGCGGACTGCTCCGCTAAAAGTACTGTTTGCCATGAGGAACTCCTTGTCTTGGCAAGTGTCAGGCAAAGCCTGTCAAGGTTCAAAAAAAAGAGGCGACCCGAAAGCCGCCCCTTGTTATTTAATTATTGGTGTTAAACACCCGGTGAGCCGTAGTAGGCTAGTGGGTCAGAGTAACCGAAGCTGTAACGCTCGCGGCCTTTGTACCGTACATTGCCTGTCTCGAAATCACCTTCCATGCTTGTCTTCATTGGCACACGAACAAAATGCTTGAAGCCATTTGGAATGTCAGTTCCGAGGAACCAAGCATCCACGTCAGTGAAATAGTGGTTAACCATGTAACCGCCAGACACTGCACTTGTAGACTTCAGTGCATTGATGTCGTTGTCAGATGTACCAACACGCATGTCGGTAGCCATCAGACGTTCTGCCACGAATTGAAGGTCGGAAGGAATAAGCAACTTAGTTGGACGAGATGCAATCTTTAGACCACGCTCATCCGTCCATTTGCCGATACCGATAATCGCCGCCTCAAGAGATGTCTCATTCAAATCCACAGCACTTGCGGGACGGTTAGCGTTTACAGCACCGTTAACAAGTGGGTGTGAAGTATTGAACAGGGACACACCATCGCCGCCAACCTGACCAGTGAAGCCAGAGTTGAACAGGTCTGCACCCTTAACCTCTTTTGTATGCTGGAATGCACGGGCCAGTGACTTGGTATAGCGAGCCGAAAGACTATCATAAAGATTATCTTCGACAGCTTCTTCTGTTATTGAGAAGCCCATAGCCATTGTTTCGTGGGTATACCGTGAGGTATACGCCTCTTGTGCATCGTCATAGGTAATAGCCGCACCTTCTTGCTTTACTGGTGCTTGGCCAAACCCTGACAGTTTAGTTTCCTCTTCAAAAGAACGGTCTGAGTTTTCAACCTCAAAACAAGATTTCCATTCTTCTGGATAACGTGCGTACTCCATGCCGAAAAGCGCGTTTAGACCCGGCAGGAGTTCCTTCATTAGCTGTGCGCGTGCAATAGCCATTTCACAACCTCCTTATGTTATTGGGTCAACGAGCAGGGCATTCTCAGCATGTGACAACATAACGACTAGGTCTGTGTATGTATCACCAACTGAAGAGCCTGAACGATTTACAAAGTCTACAATCTTGAACAATTCGCCACCAACCGATGCGGTTGATGCGTCTGCCTGAAGACCGGAGTTACCAGTCGCAGTAGAACCAGATGCTGTTTGAACAAGGTCAAGGGTCATACCCAAGCTTGTTTGTGCAACTGCTCCGTCCGCTTGGACTTCGTAAAGGGTGAATGGGTTAATAGCTACAACGGCACGAATGTCGTCTGCTGTTATTGAACCCGGATAATATTGTGAGAAAGTTAACTGGCTGGTGTTAGGGTCTGTGTAAGAACATCCCATAAATACACCAATCGGGTTAACTTCACTTGCCGCTGTCTCACGGACGAGGTATCCATCGTCCGTTGAAGATGCAACATTTCCGTAGCCAACTACGTCTCCGTTGAAGATTGCTGTTGAATAGCCTGACTTAATTAAGATGGATTGAGTCGAGCCAGCAAATGGCAATCCCCCTAGAAGACCAATTGGCTTCAGACCGCGAGGGGCTGAAGTAGTCGCCATTTTGGTTTCTCCCTAAGAGAATAAAATTGCCCCCAACAGGATTGTTAAGAGCCTTTCCCAAAGGTCACACGACTATCACGCTGTGGAGCGTTAATCGGCATCCTTGGGTTGGATTCCCGCATCAGAGCGTTGTCAACGGATTCGATAGCGTTCCTACTTTGGTTCGCATAATATTCATTGCGTTGCGCGGCCATGCCTTCGGGCATCCTACATAGAAGCAATCCACCTACCTCGACGTTGCCCTTGAACCTTGGATTTGGGTCAAGCACAAGGTGTTCCATTTCAGGACACTCCTCAAGAGGAACGGCTTCCCATCCTTCTCTGAGTTTCTTGGAATAGTTCATCGGGTCGTCCTGACCCATAGTCGAGACGCGAACCCACTTAAAAGTAAAACCATCTCTGGGTAAGGGGTCGGGTATTAGGTTTGGTGGTGACCAAGTTTGGGGGCGTTGCTCCTGCTCACGCTTCTCAATTGAGCGGGGCGAACGATTAGCTTTTGCTGTATCAGACATAACGTCTCCTAATTTTCAAGCGCAACAAACTGCTTTGCATATTCCTCAAGAGGAACACCCAAACGATTTGCTACGGCCACCTGTGAAGGTGATAGTCGGACTTTCTTTGAACGGCCAGTTTCATTGCCGCCCGGCGTAACCACGGAGGTTGCGTTACCCTTTCGGGCTGGAGGAGGAGCGTCCTCGACCTCTTCCTTAAACTTTTGTGGGAACTCTTCACGCATACGCTGGTCGATTACCTCATAGTAGTTGTCACTACCTAGAGATATTCCTTGGCTTATAGCCTCGTCATGAACCGCGTAAGCCGCATTAGTCATAATCATGTCTCTGTTAAACCACTGATTACGGCTAGCCCATTCAACTGCTTTTGTATCTGGCGGCGGAGTTACTGGCTCCCTCTCAGCATAATTGTCTGAGGCCGCTCTTGTACGCATAGACTCTAGCTTGCTAGTTTGCTGAGACGCCTTAATCATCTTGTCTTGCGCTTCAGTAATCTTGTCAGCATCACCGTCTTCATATGCTTTCCTGAAGTCAGCTTTAGCTGAGTCCAAGTCAGTATTGATTCGGGCTTCCATTTCATTAACAGATGTTGATGAGAACTCTTGAGCAGTCCTACGAAGAGAGTTGTTCTCTTCCATAATCTTCTGAGCTACCTTGTAATATTCATCACGCTGGCGTTCAGCTTCTCTCTGTTTATGTGTTAAGTCGTCTATACGCTTTTGGAACTTTGAAGGTTTCTTGGTTTGTTCTTCTAAACCAGATACCTCTTCTGTTTCTGGCTTTGGCTCTTCTTGAGGGACTTCTTCCTCAACCTGAACCTCAAGCTCAACATCATCTTTTAAGTCTTCTTCGTTCATCCTGTTGCCCTCGAAATCTTGGTTGGGTCGTCTACAACCGCAAGCACTGCGTCATCATTAAGGATACGCATCTCGACGCGGTCATACTCAAATCGGTGTCCAGCATACTTTGAAACCATCACCCAATCGCCTTCTCGACACCAAGGTCCAGCGGCAAATCGTGTATCTGTTTCGGGGTATGCGGTATCTCCAACTGAGACCACTTTTCCAACTATCGAAGCAACGTCTTCGCGGTTCTTAACTTCACCCGGAAGTATGACTCCGCCTTTTGTTTGCTCTTCAACTTTTGGCATCACAATTAAAACGTGATAGCCCATAGGCTTTGGCGGGTTGTCTGGAATGACAACCGCACCCGTACTATATACGGATGACATATTTTCTCCTGTTTAGCTTTTGAATTGTGCGGTCAAGCTAACGCCGTTAGTCTTCCTCGTCGGAAGATGAAATGAGGTTCAGAAGTTCTCTCTCTGCGATTGCCAATCCTTCGATTTGTCCAACCGTTCTCTGATATTCCTCAAATGATTTTGCAGAACCTAGAGCAACATTATCTGTTAGCTCGTTCATGTATGTGCGAATGGTTTTACGGACAGTGTCCGCAAACGCATGAACAACTGGGTCGCTCATGTAAGACTCCTTATTGTATGTATATCATGGGGAAAGTGGTCACCGCCTAGTTAGTTTTCATCCCAGCTTTGATGAGTTCTATCTGCGCTTTCATCTCAGCTATCTCCCTCTGTTGTGCTAGGCGTTCTCTTTCAAGCTGTGTTCTCATTTGTGCTTTCTGCATTTCGACCTGTGCATCCATCTGCGCCTCTTGTGCTTCTTGCTGAACCTTTGCCTGTTTAACCTGTAACTCGGCTTGTTGCTGTTGCATGACAGGGTCTTGTGCCGCCGCCATTTGTTTCTCAAGAACAGCTTGTTGCTGTGCCTTGCCAGTTATCTGTGCCGCCGCTTGAGAAGCTTGGGCTGAAATGCGTGACTCTTCTTCCTCCGACAATCCGTTCTCAGCTTCTGGATTGAGTGGTGGAAGTTCTTCAGACATAAGCTCTTGAGCTTCGTTGCGGTACTTGTGCGCCATATGTTCGGATATATGAGATGAAACAGATTGCTGTATCATTTTAGCCATAGGGTTCTGTTGCATACTTGGGTCTTGCATCAGTGACATATGCGCGGATATGTGACTGTCATGGTCTTGGTAGGCATAAACCTTGACAGCCGCACCAGACATGAGGCGTGCGTTCTCTGACACTGGGTCAAACGCCGGAACGTCAGTTGGGTCTGGTATGATTTCGTCAACCCCGTCTACACCAACAGTGTGGAGAAACGCTCGGTGGAGTTTTCTCAGGTCATATAACTGTGGTGCTTGCGCCGATGTTTGTAGCGCGGCCTGTTGTTGCATAATCCGTTGGGCAAACGAGGTTGCGTTGGGGTCAGAAACAGGAATGATATCGACTCGGTCGTCAAAGTCTGACCTTGCAATTAATGAATCTTCCCCAACATCGTAAGGATACTCAGGTAAAGTATCCCTAATAATCTCTGTTAACAGCTTAAACTCACGCTTTAAACTATTATGAAGTCTAGCATGTACGGCTGACATAACCTTCATTGAGCGTTCAATAAGGGCTATGGTTGTTCCTACAGGAGCTTCCTGATTTCCCTCACCTATATTCATATCGGCAATAGATGCTATGCGTCTGCCCTCATCAACCAGAACACCCATCAATTGGGCAAGTGTTGGAGAAGGCTCCTTGAATGGTAAGGGTAGAATGTTGTCTCTTATAGCCCCACCTGGCAAATCAATATCGCGGAACTCTCCGGGTTCTATTGGTCTGTCATCACCCTTAATTCTTAGACCTCTGGCTTTAAATCCTGCTGGAAGGTTGGCTAGTGTACCTGCATCTATTAGCTGTCTAAGAATTGATGTGGATGATTTAGCTATTGAGCCAATAAGGTGTATCAAACCGAAACCATAAAATCCAAGACCGGGCTGAAACTTGTAATGTACAAAGTGTTGGGTTGGCTCTGTTAGTGGGTCATCCTCTTTGTAATTACGGCGTATTGATAGAATGGTGTCACTGGTTTGGTCGATGGTGACGACGTAGGGGAGGCTGAGTCCTGTAGGTTCTCCGTCTTGTCCAGTGTGTTCAAATCCTTCGAGGTCAAGCTCGACGAACATTTCGAGCAGGGTTCTGACATCTGTGTCTGAGACTTCCGTGACTCCGGTAAGTTCGTTGTATTTTGTTTGGATGTCGCTTCCTTCATTAGAAGGGTCTCCTAAGTTGACGTCACGATAGAACCCGTTAATTTGCATACGTCTTACAAAGTTGTCACTCTTTCGCATCACATGCGTATATCGGGGTGATGACTTCAGGTCTGTAGTCTCATAACTAATTACAAAGTCTTCGGCTGGAACAAATATACTGTCGGGACGATTATGAGTTTCATCCTTGTATACTTTCCTGAAGCCAGAGCCGGAGAGGGCAGTCTTGAATAGTAATTGTTCTGTTGACGGCCTGTATTCCTCTATCTCCTCGGTCAGGAGATAGTTCATGTAGTCTCTAACTCTGATTGCTTGTTGGTCTCTCTCTAGGGTTTTCTCCCCAATGACGGTTGTTCTTACTGGTCCATTGGATGGGAATATCTCCATCATTGCCTGAGATACAAATCTTATTACAGCTTCACTGAGTATGGGATGAGAGACACCAGTTGCACCCTGAAACGGGGTTGACCTGTCCTCAATCTTAACACCAAGCAAATCCAAGCCATCAATATAGGTGTCTTCCCAGTCCGACCGAGAAGCTTTGTCGTCGTCATATGATGCAATTAGGTCTGAAGAAAGTATAGAAAGCTCGGACTCGTCAATGTGTTCCGCAAGGTTTGCGCCAAACTCAATCTTGTCTTCAGATGACTCTGGGTCAAAATCAATCACAACACTTCCATCATCTTCACCAATGATAATGGCTTCGGGGTTGACCACACCAATGCTTAAAGAGTCTTCCTCAATGTTTAGTTCTTCTACCATCTCTAAAACCTTTGGCTATTTATGCCGTTTCCTGTAGGGGGTTGTTTGCCGGAACGCCAATCCACTTTGACCACTCAGCGTAGTAGTGCCTCATTCCAACCTCATCATGGATTGTTCCACCTTCATGGCGACCATGAAGAATGTTACGAGGCTCTGTGTTGGGACGCATGGTTGTGCCTTGTCCTGAGACACCAATCAAATCTTCATGGAGGTTTCTGCCGAAAGGTCCCCATATAGAATTATGATGTTCGATGCGTGTGGCACGGTCTTCTGGGCTGTCACTCTTTAGTCCGTAACCACGAAACTCAATCATCACCTTGTTTGGACCAAGAGGCGTGATACTATCACTGCGATAGGCACTACCTCTCAGGTTGAAGTTATAACCCGGAAACAGGTCAACCATGTACCACTGGTTGGGCGGCAGGTTAGGGAATGACAGCTCACCTCTATCTTCAAAGCCTTCATACTCTTCATACTGAACTGTGAAGCTACTGACATTCACATGCCCATTGTCGAATGGAATGTTCTTACGTGCGAAATAGGCGTCGTTGAAGCCAGTTACGCGGTTATGATAGTGCATGAAGTCATGATAGAACTCGCTATTGGTATCGTGCCAAAGCTTGTAATTGGTATCAATGATAGCCTTGTGATAGTGAAATACCTCTAGCTCTTCGGTATCAATCGCTTTTGCAATGCAATCAAAAGCACCACCTGTCCACTCTTCTACACTCTGGGAGGGATTGGGGTCTAAGGTGACCCAGACCATGCCGCCATGCTTTACTTCGCAATGTAGCTTTGGCTCTGAGGTTACGATATGAGCCGCAAACGTACCACTAGGTTCATTCACACTGTAGTTCCGATAAGCAACTATCTCCCTGCCAGTGTTGTAAGCAAGAATGTTTTGTCCTGCTATCTGACCAGTTCTGAAGTTACCAGCCTTTGGTAGTTCGCTTTTGTGAAAGCAGGGAACCCAGACCTTAGAAAATATCTTCTCTATCTCCTGCTCGTACAAGCCTTGGTCTGAGTAGATAAGAGAGTTAACGTATTCTATGTTTGGCTCTTTCACCCAGCTCTTGTGGTTTTTTGGCGGCATTGTTTCTCCCTAGTAGTAAGGCTCTTTGCGCCGAGGTAACCACTCGTCACTCTCATCGCCGTAATCATTATCAAGACTGATAAACCCGCCTTGTCTAAAACGCATCAACGCCAAGGTCGTGCAGTCAACAAGGTCATCATGCGCTCCTTGAGGGAACGACGCGCATTGCTCAACCACTTCTTCAGCCCATCGTGTTTTAGGATACCAAACAATGCCGTTAGCAAAGATGTCAGTGATAGCATTAACCCGCGATAATTTATCTTGGCCGCGACTCGGAGTGTAATCCATGACAGGAATACCGCTCGCTCGCAGTTCTTGTATAAGCGGTAAACCCGCCGCCTTTGCTTCAATAAGATATCCGTCTGGTTCATAAGAATAATAAAGCTCCAAAGCCCTGTTCTTTAATTCAGGGAACTCAAGTTTTTCGTTAACTGCGTCGAGAAGAATGATGTTGGCTGTAACTTGTCCGTCATCATTTGGATGTTGGAATACACCCCATGTTGTTATTGCGGAGTAGTCAGACCTCGCGTTCTTGGTATGCGCTGTATCTACTGACTGAATTATGTAATCACATTGGGGTGGGTTATCGGCTCGCCACTCTCTCCAGTACTCTCTCTTGATAAGCGCACCCTCTTCAGAGGTGGGCTGTTGCTGGTACTGGGCCTCCCACTTTGAAATGGGAAGCTCCGCCTTCAGAGCGTCTAGCTCCTCCTTGCTCCAGAAGTCTGGCCAAAGAGGTTCGCCGTTTTCGTACATAGCAGGAAGCTCAATCACTTCCCATTTGTCGGAACCCTTCCTGTCTTCTGATGACTGGAGTATCTGACCCGTCAGGTCTAACTGATGCCAGCGGGTCATGACGATTATGATTGCACCGCCCGGCTGGAGACGCTGTCTCGGACCAGATGCATACCATTCATAAACACCATCAAAGTAATCAAGAGACGGACTAATACCAGCAGTCTCTGAGTGAGGGTCGTCAATGATAAGCAGGTCTGCACCACGCCCAGTCATTGCACCGCCAACACCGACAGCGAAGTATTCTCCGCCGCCTGAAACATCCCATCTACCAGCGGCCTTTGAGTCAGCCCTGAGAGAGATGTTTGGGAATACCCCCTTGAATGACTCGGAGTCGATGAGGTTACGAACCTTTCGACCAAACCTTACAGAGAAATCTGCCGTGTGCGTTGCGGCAATGATTTTCTTACTAGGGTCTTTCCCAAGCATCCAAGCTGGTAGTAGCCAAGAGGTAAGTTCAGACTTACCGTGTCGAGGAGCGATATTGATGATGATACGCTTCAACTCGCCGCTGGCTACCTTTTGAAACTTCTCAGCCATTATTCTATGGTGTGGACCTTCGATAAATGCTGGCCACACAACCTTAACAAAGTCTAGGAAGCTGTCCTTAGACTTATCTATTCTTTTAGCCTCATGCCATTTTGCAAGCGCAACAGTTACCGCCTCGTAATGTTCAGGCGGTAGCTTGTCTAGATTTTTGAGGAGTTCTTGAGCAGACGCTTCCATAGTTACAAAATACCACTAGGAAGTGGCACACCGCCTATTTACTTTGATTGCTAACGGTTGTCTCCAGACCCACTGATTTTGCCGCGACTCTGTCTGGAGAAAAGCTTTTCAAGATTATCTTCTGCTACCTGCTCAAGACGTATATCCAAGTCAGCGGCAAGTTGAGACAGATACCAAAGCACATCGCCTAACTCTTTGGAGATTTCAGCGCGGTCTTCTTCGGTGAACACACCACCCTTGTCTCTAATAACCTTTTTTACCTTTTCAGAAATCTCTCCCGCCTCTCCACACAATCCGAGGGTCGTGTATATAATCCTATATTCAGACGGGTATACAGCCGTTGTTCTGGCCTTTGACTGGTAGTTTTGAAAGTCCATTACTTTTTCTCCGGGTATATTGTTTTTGCTGGCCTAGTGTTCATCCACTTAAACAGACTGTTAAATAAAATCCTACGCCTGAGAAACTTCTGATACCTGATGTTTCTCTTTCGCTCTGACCACCTTCGTTCAATTCTTGAAATCAATTCAGTCAATCTTTGTAAGGTCATCGATATCTATCAATGCACCCTTCGACGTATTCTTATCGCCGCCGTTGGCGACCCGTTTATCATCTATAGCAATATCAACCAGACGCTTTAGTCTGTGCAATGGCAACATGATAACCGCATCATCAAGAATGAACGCCCAGTAGTCAGCTTCACTGGTGGATACACCTGACGGCTTACCCCTGCTTTCATATTCGACGAATACTCTTTTTGTTCTACTGGCTTTAAAATCCCTTTTAACTTCCAGAGTATCTGCTTCTAGTAATCCGCCTAGCCACTTCTCAGCGTCTTGGCCGCGCTTTAAGTCATATCTAAAGTTAGAGTTGTATTCCAAGCTTAGTCCTCTTCGGTTGCCTTTATTAGTTCCCTCAAGTACCACTCGTCCTTTTTCAAATCCTGAACACCGTTTTTGTAACGGTAACGCCATATGTATTTTATAATGTTTCCCTGACAATAATATTTGAAACCCTCTGGTCCCAGTGCCGCGCGTATAGCGTCTATGCACTCTATCCCTGACTGGTTGTAATGGGATGGAGAGTTAACATCATCAGTATTGCTCTGGCCATCCTTGCTCATATGAAGCCCAGTACCTTCTTTCAGGCTCTGTTGCTTCATGAACTCTTCGTGCCTCATTCCTTTCCCTGAGAACACGGTGGCATTTATCTTCCCACTCTCCACCGTAGTGGACGAAGTCCCCGCTTGCGAGGGCAACCCAGTTCTCTTCTCTTGCGAAGAAGACAAGGCCGCACCCACTGCACTCAATTTCTTTTTTGCTTGTGCTTTTAGTGACATCTTTACGAGTCCTTCTCGCCATATGGGCTGTCTCCCGCATTGCCCCTTACAGCGGTCTCAGCTCCCATCAGGAATAACATCCACGCAACTTCATCTTCGGGAATATCGTACTCAATCAGGTTCTGAGTCGCCATGACGAACCAATCAGACATACGCGACTCGTCAAAATCTATCTCACCATCAGCATCTTCCCAGATTAACCTAGGCATAGGGTCGCCCTCCAAGCGGTAAGGGAGGAAGGATTGACTTAAAGAGCGACCCCTCTCTCAGCGTTGCGATAAATGACTCGCAATTAAAACTATATAGCCAGTATTAGAGGTAGTCAACTCAAAAACCTGTATATAATTTGTACAGGGGTAGGATTCCTTGGCTTTTTTCTCTAATTTAAGACCCGACACTTATGTAGAAGGGGGCGAATGCTGGGATTTTGGGTAAATTATTCGTGTGTAGTCCTATGTATACATGTATGTGCGTGCGTGTGCGTGCAGGGGGGTAGGGGGTCTTGGGTCAGCCGGGCAAAACCTGAGAAGGTACACCCCTGTTTCTTTTGATTTTCGGGCATGGGCGTCAAGCCGTTGAATTCCATAGAGAATGGGACAGAAAACAAACGATATCAGTTACTTACTGAAGAGCTGGACAACACTGTCATCCTGCAAGGCCGCCGCAACAGCCTGTTGCAGTTCAGTTTCGGCCTGTTGGCTCGAAACAGTAGTAGTTGTCTCGACCTTTTCAGCACCGAAGGCATCGACGCCGTCGAGTTTCCCAATCAATTCCCACGCCCTGACCCGTGCCGCAGGGCTTTCAGCCGCTGATGCTTCTAGTAACAGTCCCTCTGTGACTTTCTGTCTTAGCGAGACCCGTTGCAAGCGGTTCTGATGCGCTATTTGGGTGTTTAGAGCGTTTATGCGTTGGGAAACGTTAGGGTTATCCAACAGCCGACATGCTTCCGCTCGAATGCTGGCGGGTTTCATCCGGTCACAAGCGTAGGCGGTTCTGTAACTCGCAGATGCGTTGCCCTTTTGGTCACCTACCGTATAAGCCTGACAAAAGGTTTCCTGTTTATCTGTCAGTCCCGACTGTGTTGTGTGTTTCTTACTTGCCATATCTTTGACCTCTCTTAGCTATTGTACCACCCCCCTACAGTTAAGCACCGACATTTCCACGCCTTGGACAAGGCTTGTCCTTTGTCCAAAACTTATTTGACCTGACTACTTGTTTCAGAGATTGTACAACATATATTAGACTGGACTATTGCCACTCTCTATTGTGGTGCGCTTTTTCTTATTGTTCATACCGACACGGACTTACAACCCGTGACCCATCACCCTGCTGACCGGAAGGCAGTCGGACAGGGCTGGCCTAATGACTGCACTGGCGGTCAATTCCAGCCCCCCGATACTCCACCGGATGGCATTGTGGTGCTTCGGTTCGCTTTTTCTCATCGTTAAAAAGACTAACACGCTATACGCAAGCAACATCATCCAGACCCCTTGGAACTGGTTAATCGCGCTGATTGTGCATTAGACCCACCGGAAACGGTACATTATCAGGTGTGCGTTAGACCCGTTGGAAACGGTCAATTGTCCGGCGACTGTCAGGTGTAGGACTTCTACATACCGAACCTTTCAGTTACCCTTCACAGACCCCCAACTTGGCAGGGTAATCAACCCCCACATAGAACGCTTTCAATACTGATTAAGACCCCCGAAAATGGGCAGGGCTACCATACCCCACAAACAGGATGCTATGCAGTCGAGACCCCCAAAACGGGCTTTGATGTTGGACGTGCAATAAGAGGTTGTACGTTTGGAATTTGAATTGGGCTTCGCCCCCCTTGCCACTGACCATGACAGGTTGTCGCTTCGGCGGCGGGCTTTGCTGAATGCCCTATTTCACCAAGCTTCCCGCATCCGTGGAACAAGTGACACGGTTTGCCGGACTGCATCAGCCCTGACAGTTCTATCATTCGTTGCCAGTGCGGCGCATGACAGGGATGTCAGGTGGAAAGTAAAAAGTTTCAGGTGGCAGGGCAACATTGTCCTGTCACTGCCTAGCTAGTCTGGTGGACTGCCTAGGCGGTGAACACATCACCGCTTCGGAACTTGAAAAAGGAACTTTCAAAATGAGAAATTTATCAGAAAAAATGGCTCTCGCGTTTTGTGAAGGCTACAAAAGCTGTTCTGTAAACACTGTTGTAAAAGTCGAATACAAAACAGAAGAAAACAACATTTACAGAATGTTTTTGCATGGCAATTTAATCGCCCGTCGCGGCGGCGGCATGGACATCACTATGTCACTTTGCGGATACAACACGCGAACAACCCGTGACAGATTAAATTCAATCCTAGAGTTACTTGGCAGGAACTATAGATTTTCACAACACAATTTCTGGCCTGTCATCGTAAAAAACGGGTTCAAATATTACATCCGTTCCGACGATGTTTTTAGATTGGAAGAACTTGATGGAATTGAAAACTGGAACTGCAACGTGGCCGCATAGAGAAAGGAAATATCATGTTTGAAATTATCAAAGAAGGTGCGCTGACCAGCGTATTGTTTATGATTTTAGTTAATTTAAATGATGAAGGCGCATTGACTGTATGTGTGTTTATCAGTGCGCTTTTGTTTGCTTATTCAACATTAAGTAAATTGGAAAAATGGTTAATCGAAAGGAAGGGATATGCAAATTACAAGCGTTAAACGAAAATTAACTGGTGCATTCAAAGACAGAATAGCACTTGAGATTATCGGTCAGATAAAGGCAGGAAACGACACATTCGGAAAGCTTAGAAAGTCGTTGCCGAATTATGACGATAGAGAGTTGAGGGCAGGGGTTCGAGCCGCTCAGAACTGGCTTCCAATGTTAGAGCGGAAAGGGAGCATTTCGAGGCCAGTAATGCATAAGTATCAAGCACGACTGGTCAAAGAAGGTAAGCGTTATACGGTTATCACATATAATAAGCGTAATGACTAATAAGTGGTTTGCCTAGACGCTTTGCGTCTTGCGACAGTCTAAAATTTGTGTACACTAGTCATAACAGGAGATTTTCATGACACATATATCAAACATTCAAAAATCAGCAGTTCTTGTAAAACTGGGAATTCGACAGTGGGGCGGTCAGAAGGTTGACAAGTCTGCAACGCTGGAAACATGCATGCAAAAAAATGCCGACAACAACGCTGGCAAGTTCGTCAAATCACTTATGGGTGGTAGTCAGTTGCTGAAAGAAATTAAACAAGTTTCGAGCGCGGCGCGTCATGCAAATAATGCACAGACGTTACCATTTACTACGGGCGTTTCACTTTTGCCAGTGACTAATTTTGAACGACATTCAGAACTGTTACAAGGGCATCAACAAATGTTTACCTCATTGGTCAGTGAGTTCATTGATGAATTCGAGGTAATGCGTGACCGTCAGTCATTGCGGCTTGGTGAAATGTTCAATATCTATGACTATCCAAGCGTTAATGAGCTTTGGACGCGCTTTCAATTTGACCTGAGTTATGAACCACTAGCCGATAATAACGCATTTGATAATATGCTTGGGTCAGTTGAAATGGAACAACAGCTCATAGAGACCGCCAATCGTCAGATGCAGTCGAGGATTGATGATGCTGTTACAGAACTGTGGTCAAGATTGACCAAGGCTGTAGTTCACGTCGAGGACAAGCTTAGAAATTACAAACCTGCCGATGGTGAGGTTAAGGCTGAAGGTGCGTTTCGAGACACGCTTATACAAAACGTGCGTGATTTGTGTGATGTTTTACCCCGTTTAAATTTGACGGGCGATGCTGACTTGGACAACGCATGTCAACTGGTGAGCGAGAAAATAGCGGTCTATGACTGTGAAGACCTGCGGTCTAATGACAACCTGCGTAAGTCTGTTGCTGACGATGCACAGTCAATATTAGATACTATGCAGGGCGTTTATGGGCTGGCCGCAGAATGACCTGTCAGAAAACTTTAGATATTGAGGAGTGCATACGTATGAAAGGTAACGATACCGAATGGTTCACAAACCGGAAACGGGCTTGGGATGAACATAAAATAATATGCGAAAAGCGTGGGCTTCAGCCCCTCGCTTGGGAATTTTTTAAACGTGTGGTGATGCAGAAAAGCACGTTTGAGGAAATGATTGAGGCTGGCGTTGAGTTCACCGCAAGCCAGAAAATTACAGCAACCATAATACCCTTTAGAATTAACCAGTAGGAGATTGAAATGCAGAAATCTGAAATGAATATTTCGACTTTGAGAATGAGTGACTGGAAGCTATTTGCAAAAACATGTTTAAAAGCAAACGTCCCCCTCATGACGTGGGGTGCGGCAGGTATCGGCAAATCTGAAGGTACTGCACAACTTGTACAAGAGATTGGCTTTGACAGTATGGCTGACATTCGCCTGTCTATATATGACCCATCTGACCTGAAGGGTTTACCCGTGCCATGCTTCATTGATGGTCAACCTTCTGGTGAGCAGAACTTGGACGGTATTCCAGAGGCTACCCCCTCTGAGAAAAGAGGATTTGTTATGTGGCTACGTGACAATCTACTACCAACCAATCCCGACGCAAAAGTGCTTATCAACTTTGATGAAATCAATTCCGCGTCGCCGATTGTTCAGGGTATGGCTTACCAGCTTGTGCTTGACCGTAAGCTTGGAGATTATGAGTTACCCAAGGGTTGTCGGATTATGGCGGCTGGAAACAGGGTCAGCGACAGGGGTGTGACAAATACCATGCCAGCACCACTTCGCAACCGCTTTGCACACGTCGAATTGATTGTGGATGTTGAGGACTGGACGGCTCATGCTGTTGCTAATGATATTTTGCCTGAACTTGTGGCGTTTGTCCGGTTCAAAGCAGACCAGCTTCATGACTTCAGCCCTGACATGACAGCTTTCCCAACACCTCGAAGCATTTCGATGCTGTCAAATATTATGAAACAAAAGCCATCACAAGCTATTGAACATGCGCTTGTCGAGGGTTGTTGTGGTCGAGGGTTTGCGATTGAGTTCACTGGTTTCCTGCGTGTCTTCAGGTCACTTCCAAATGTTAAGATGATTGAGACAAACCCAGATGCGGTTGATGTGCCAAGTGACCCATGCACGCTCTACGCAATGGTGAGTACGTTAGCCCGTATGGCTAACCCAACCAATATGGATAATGTTATCCGGTATGCGCGGCGGCTTGGCAGAGAATTTCAACTGCTCTTACTGACTGATATCAGTGCGCGTGACGCCAAGCTTGGTAAGAATGCACAATTCATCAAATTAAATGTCGAACTTAAAAACATTGCCAGTTCATAGGGGGCTTCAATGACAGATGATATTCAAAAAATAATAGACCGATGTAAGGTTGTAACACTAGCACATCAGCCGTTCTTCGGGGCTGGTGCGTCAAAGTTAAGTTGGGAAGTTGATGATACAATCCCAACCGCATGTACGAATGGTGTGTACATCAAGTTTAACCCTGACTTTGTCAGGGGTCTTGATAAGCAAGAGATGGTTGGTCTGGCTGTTCATGAGGTGATGCATGTTTATTCCAAGCATCATTTATTGAGGGGTCAACGTGACCCAAAGCTTTGGAATATAGCAGGTGATTATTTCATCAACCTTCTAATAGAGGATGCAATTGAAGCAGAGATAAGTCGCCGTGGAGTTTCCTGTATGAAGCTCCCTGAAAACGGTCTTATCGACTCAAAGTTTCGCGGATGGTCAACCATAGATATATACAATCATCTATTAGAAAAAGGCTCTGGTTCTGGGACGGGTTCAGGTGAGGGTGACGGTGAAGGTAACGCGGAAGGTGAGGGTAACGCGGAAGGTGAGGGTAACGCGGAAGGTGATGGCGGAGCGACTGGAGGCCACGGGCAGGTTACAGATGCACCAGTCAAGACTCAATCTGAAGCTGGTCAGATGGAACGTGAAGTTGAAATAATGGTTGAGCAAGCACATCAGACGGCCAAGTCTAGAGGTAAGGCATTTGGTTCTGCTGATGAGCTTATCGATACATACAAAAAGCCAACCGTTGATTGGCGTTCTGTGCTTCGGCAAATGATGCAGTCATTGGTGATTGTAGACCACACCTATACTCGCCCTCACAAAAAGTTTCATCACCTGCTGTCTGAGTACCGCTCATTTATTCCAGACTATCATCGTGAGAATGTCGGTGAGATTGTTGTTGGCATTGATACTTCGGGGTCAGTTTCATCTGAGGAAATACAACAGTTCTTAGGTGAGATAGAGAGCATTTGTGAAGAGCTTCAACCTTCAAAGCTTCACGTCGTTCAATGCGACAGTCGTGTCAATCACGTCGATGTATTTGAGATTGGTCAACCATTTAAGATAAATCGAATTCATGGGCGCGGCGGCACTAGGTTTCAGCCAGTCTTTGACTGGGTTGAACAGAATGATATTCGTCCACAAGCATTGGTTTACTTGACTGATGGTTACTGTCCAGCACCCACACAACCTGAATACCCCGTGTATTGGGGGGTCACAACTGACTATCACAGTCACCTGTTTGGTGAAGTTCTTGAAATCAACCTTCAAAATTAAAGAGGAAAAACATGAGCAAGAAATCTTTAGCATATTTTAATGCTGTTAAAACTTTATCACCCATTTCTAGATACTGTGATGACATTAAATTTGATGCAGTAACCTATGTGATAAACCAACATGCGAATAAGTTTTCGAGAGAGAGCTTAACTAAGACTGGTATGTCATCTAATTTTTTCATGCACAAAATCCAAAAAATATCTGCTGAATTCGGTGAACATAATTTCACCCAAGACTTTGCACCGGACGTAAATGACTTTCAAATCAATGGTTATGCAAATAATTTATGTGATGAATACGTCTCTTCTATAAGACAGATTAAAAAATACAGAAAGATTTTAGCCAAAAAGAATACGCCAATGGGGATAGCTTCAATATGGCAAAGGTCTTTAGAAAGAAACCGCCAAGCTGTTTTTAACCTACACGGGAGATGTTTTTCTAATACCACTCCAGATTATAAAGTAGACTTCGGATTAAAGAGTCCCGAATACAAAAAAATCGAAATGTATTTAGATGGAAGCTCACATGAATTGAGACTGGATGTCCCGTACAACTGGTTCAAACAAGTTGAGTTGCTGGGAGCTTTCGTTGTCGAAAATAAAATCATAAAGACAGCAAAGTATATTGGAAACTTTGGTGATGTAGATGGCTTCAAGGCTAGCTGGTACAAACGCTCCGTCAAATCTTCTAGCTGGGATTTAGAAGAGGGATATATTGGTAGACACGTTGACACAATGAAGACATGTCGCTCAAGGATGTACATTGAGTCCGTCGTAAAGCGAAAAGCTTCAAGCGAATTCACTGAAGAATTACTATCAGCATTTGATTAAGGAGACAGCTCATGATGTGCAAGAAAGCAGAAAGAAAAATGCATGAGGGCTGGAAAGATTTTTTCTACAGGCAGATGATTGTTTACGCCTTTACAGAAAAAGACCACGCCTATAACATTTCAACACAACAATATTTAAATCTAAATAAGGAACTTAAAGCACAGTCGGAAAGCAGTGGTGACTCAACCACATATGATGTGACCGACACTCAAACCTCGAAGGGAAAAAACTAAAGATGAACATAACATTTTACACAGGTGCAGGTATATCTAGTCAAAGCGGTATCCCAACCTTTCGAGATAATAAGGCTGGTCTTTGGGATATTTATGATGTCGAAACAGTCTCTACTGTAAACGGTTGGGACAAGAACTTCGAGATGTTTATGGAATTCTGGCGTACCGCAAAAGACATGGCCTTGTACTCTGATTTCAAACCTAATCAGGCACACTATGACATAGCAAACTTGGAGAAATCATCTTCAGTTAAGGTTATTACTAGTAACGTAGACAATCTTCATGAGCTTGCCGGAACTAAAGACCCTATAAAAGTTCATGGGAGTATGTTCAAAGCTGGTCGAAAGTTTACGGTCGATTGTCGGGGAAAAAATGTTAACTGGGTTATGCCTGACGTTGTCCTGTATGGTGACGAAACCAAACGTAGGCTATGTATGCTAGCCGCAATAAAATCCGCAGACCTTTTTGTTGTAGTTGGTTCATCCCTGTCAATTGGTGGAGATAGCTCTATGCTATACCTAGCCAAGAAAAGTGGTGCGAAAGTGGTTGAGATAAACCCCCGTCCTACAGGACACCCCGAATTCGATGATGTTATAGAACGTAACGCCGTAGACGGTATGCATGAGTTTTGCTCCAGATATGCGGTTGGCTGACTTCACTCCATCTCTAAAAAATGTTAAGCTCTCTCTTGAAAAGGGGAGGGTTTTTTAACGAGGAATGAAATGAAAAATAAATACATTAAACTGAGGGGTGAGTTCCGCAAAAGGTACGGCTCTGTTGACTTGGATAAATTCAAAGGAGATGTGTCCAATGATATGCTCAAAGACGCATACAAACTTTTCATCTGTCTTGGCGAATACAAAAACCACCACAAGAAAAACATTCGACTACGAAAGTATCAATCCGAATGGCGAGAAAAAAACAAGGACAAGATGCGCGTGTATCAACGTGACTACAAAAGAAGAGCGCGAGGAACAAGACCTGAGATGCACAAAGTGTAATGACTTAGGCTTTGTCTATTACGGTGGGATTCTTTACTGCGCGGTGTGTGCGCTCAAAGATTTAAAGAGAGGGCGGCTCAAGTAGTCGCCTTTTCTTTTGGGTTTGTGTTCCTGGGGAAACTCGCAGGATACAAACTATTCATAATAACTAGTTCACAGGAGAATAGTGATGCCAAAATATGAAATAACCCGAAGCTATTCAGTGTCCAGCGTTGCCACTGTTGAGGCTACTGATGCTGACCAAGCGGCCTGTCTTGCGAGGAAATTAGACTGTGACCATTGGAAAGAGTATGATGGTGACTATGACGCAGAGATTACAGTGGAGGAGATTGGTGATGTCTAGAAAAGAATGGTTCACTATGTGGTTTCAAGATGGTGGTGGACGTACCTCTATTCATGGGAGGCGAGAACTTCGTCAGCTTGCAGACCGCTACAACTTTGATGCTGATGAAGTCATTGGCCAAGGCGAAACTTCAATGAAAGATGAAGATGACAACACAATCGGTGGTGTTTACAGGGAGGTTAAGTAATGGTTAAAACATTAACACAGGTTTATTTAAAGAACGGTGGCATGACAGTCTACGTACCCAAACAACAAGTTCAGTGGTTTGAATGGGTGATGCAAGAGGGTATTGCTGGCTCAGATGATGAAGTTTTTAGTAGTGATGAACAACGAAAAGGCTTAGAGCATTTTTGTTATAGGGGGATGGATGTATGGAAAAGATAAGTAAAACAAATGTTGGTTACAAACCTGTCGATGGTTGTGAGGAGTGCGAACTTAATGTTGAAGTTCTAGGAGCAAAAGATGCTGGTGCTTGCAACGAATGCATTCTCTATGGAGAAGCTGAGTTAGTGGAGATTAAAAATGATTAAAGAAAAGTTACTACCCGAAGCACACTTTGGTGACTCTGAATTATTTCAAGCGTTAAGTTTTATATCCTCTGTAGCTGGTGAATACAGTACACTTTCACCAAGACAGAAAAGATTCCCAAAAATTAAAGGCAACACAGAGATTAATGGTCATAAATTTTATTGGGATTATTCATCCTTGCAGTGGGCAAGAATTCCACACGATAAAAGAGAAGGTGTTCCTTGGTGGTGGCTTGAACTGGAACAAGAGTTAGATGGAAAAATTGTTGTCAATATTATTGAACAGTTTGCACCACCAGAAATGATGTACGCAATTATAGGCTATTGTTCTTACCACAATTTTGAATGCGGTATTGACCAAGAGTTCTTTGAGGTGCTGTAAGGGAGCGGTGCAGTCCGCTCCCTCACAAGTAGAAGAGGTGCAGAAACCTCTTTACAAATCGATGCAATACATCGTTCCGCCACATCTTGATTTAAACATTTCTGCCCATTAATTCAAGTCCAAACTAAAAGTGGCCATGTAAATACAAACAATCAAGTGCCTCTCTTAGTATTGTCATACCATTTGAGCGCAAGCCGCCGCCGTATTTCCTTTGCTGTTCACGCATTGACTCGTCAAAGCATACCACGTTTCTCATACATGACAGGTGTATTGAACTGGTCTTAGACCTCACCATGTCATCAATCTTTTTAAGAACAACACGCGCTTCGGCCTGACGATTTGACATAACAGGATTGCCTGTTCCAACCCTCATCTTACCTATCTGACTAGTGAGGTGAGGCGTTGACTGGGCTGTCTCCGCTAAGTCTAGATACCAGTTGGCGGCTTGGTGTTGTGTTGTGTTTATTTTTTCAGACAGCAGATACCTGTCGATGACACGTTGGTCAACACGTCGAACACGGGGTGTGTTCTTATCAGCCCACTCTATGCGAACAGGTGACTTGTCGTTTTCCTTAGACCTCTTCGTACTCGTAGAAATGTGCCGTCTCCTCATTGAATGTGAATAAAACCTCACCCCTTTTACCAATCATATCTTCGTAACGTGACTTAGCTACACGCGCCCGTGTTACTCCATTTTCACGGTGAACAATCAAACCAAGGTCGGCCTTGTTATACCACATGGCTGACTGCTCTATGTCGTAGAGCGTGGGTATCTCTATATTACCATCCTTGTCCTTGCTGACCTTGCGAGGGTGAGCAACCACACACACATGCACGTTATACTTTGCCGCAAATCTTTTTAACGTCTTAATGAAAGCCCCAATGTACAGGGTCATGCTCTCACCATATGTGTTGTGTTCCATCTCGTTGAATGGGTCGATGACTATTATGTCACAACTCTCTTGTATGACAGCCGCTTGCATCTTTTCCACAAGCCAATTTAAATCAACAGTATCTTCCCAGCTTGGGTGTATAACGCGGAAGTGATGGTCAATCCAATCACTGCATTGTGTCTTGAGTGCTTCATCCTCATTTGCCCAGTTTCTTCTGACCGGACGATTCAGATAACATTCAAAGTACCACTTGCGTAAGGCTCGAAGGTGGTCAGTCTGGGGCATCTGTTCAAAGGATGCGAAGCACACTCTCATGTTGTGATGCTTTGCCATCTTGCACATCATATGATTAAGGAATGTTGATTTACCTGAAGAGGGTACGCCCGTGACGACAGAGAAGTCGCCCTTCCTTATCTTAAAATGATAATCAAATGAATGCATGTTAAGTTCGTAAACAGGCTTGTCATCTAAGGGTGGAAGGTCAGAGAAGCTATAGACAGCGTCCACCTGAAACCATTTTGCGCGAGCTATAGTTTCAGTCACACCCTTAGTGCCGTACTTTACAAGAGCGTCATTCAAATCCTTACAGTCTCTGGGATAATTAACAAACTTACACCTTGCCTTACCAAGTCGTATCGCTAGGTCATCCCTTAGAACCTGACCATTTGTATCACCGTCTGTTGCTATGATTATTTCCTTGCAGTTCTCTAGAAGAGGTAGCAAATCCTGAACATAACTATACTTGTTTGAAATACCATCGCGCTCAACATCTATAGATTTCTGTGGCGCACCATCTGGCACAGATATGGAGCGAACAAAACCACACTGAACAGAAACACAGCAGTCCCACTCACCTTCGGTAATAATAACTGGTTCAGACGCAAGAGTTTCATCCTCAAGAGCGGCCCGATTGAACACAATCTTCTGACCAGCCTTGTCTTGAAACCATTTAGGTTGGTTGCCCGTGGCCTTGTAGTTGCGATACTTATGATTAACAACCTTCCCATCTTTAAAATAAGGGAAAGCAATAACCTCAGAGGAATGGTGTTTTGAGGCGAAAACCCCCAGATTTAAAACTGTCTCTGCGTCCAGACTTCTGGTTTCTAGATACGCTGTAGCCTCTTCCGTCAGCCCCATTAAATCCTGACCGCCAGCCGCAATTGTGGCAGATAACATATACATCTCCTTCTTCAGGATGCCTTACTGCAAGACACCTGTCCGCTTTGTTTTTCCTACTGTCTGAACACTTCGGACACCTGCATCTACGCCACCCGCCAAACGTGTTTCCTAAAACTGTCTCTAACTCAGTACCAAACGCCTTGTTCCTGTCTAGAAACCCGTCAACACCAGTCATTGGTAATTCCAATTGTCTATTTTCTTTTTCACTTCCAAGAAATCCTTCCAGTAATCTTGTGATAAAAACTTTTTTGGGTTCAGAACATACAGCCCATCGCTCTTTACTTGTGCGTAATTACCTGCCGCTTTGATTAAGAGTTCGACTGAAGTGTTCTTGCTCGTTGCCTTAAAAACATTCATCGCACTATCACGGCCTGACTTTGGCCAACGTCTGGGGTTGCCGTTGTCATGCTTGCCCTTTGGGTAGACGGCGTGAAACTCATCCCATCCATGTATTATATTTTCTTTTTTATTATTTATTCTTTCTTTATGTGTCACTGCTTGGACACTATCTGTGTCACTTGTGTGCGGCTGTTGATTATATTTCTCATAATTACAGACTGTTATCTGTGTCAGTCCTTGGACAGTTTCTGTGTCAATCATGTGGCACTTTTTTAACCTGTTTAGGAAGCGACTCACCCTCTTTGCATCCCAGACTTGGACATCAGAGATGGTACGCATTGAGCAAATAAAAGAGCCGCGAGGTACAGACACAATACAACCATTGACTGTTGTACTTGTATCCTTCCAAGCGGCTCGCTCAATTATGGTGACCCAAAGAACTCGCTCTTCACATGAGCGGAAGACAGGGTTTTTCATCCATCCTCTATGCATTTTAATATAACCTACATCACGCATAATTTCTTTTTAATGAGACAAATAAGTTATTGCAACCATATTTTAGAGGTTAGATAAATAATTTTAGACTGTTACACTCCACAAGAACCGCCGTGTGCAGTGATTTCACATATGTCATGTGTCTCAACAGCTTCCTCAAACTCTGTTCCAAGTTTTTCTACAGCCTCTGCATACGCGACTGATGTAAGCGGTTGACCACCTCGACAGCCATCGGGGTAAGCGGTAAAACCACGCAGACCATGAGCATACTTAGCTAGTGTTTGAGTAAACTTTTCAGCGGTATCCTCATTGTTGAGTTCACTGCCCCAGCTAGGTAGGTTGATTGTACTTGAGATACTCATGTCAACGTAAGACTGGACATCGAACTGGAACTTCATCCTTCGCTCGTAGTCACCAGCTAGGTCAATGGCCGATTCAATTTTATTCGGGTCAGCTCCATACACATCAATCATTTCTTGAGCCGCCGCATCAACCACATATTGATAGTGCCACTTGCTTCCTTTTAAGTACCTGCGCTTATATGAGACAGCAAAGATTGGCTCAACTCCTGTTGTTGTTCCAGCAATAATACCTATCGTTCCCGTTGGTGCGACTGCACGTTTGGCTACTGAGCGGCTAATAGATAACTCATCACAGAACTTGTCTGCTGTATCATCTGACACACTCTTGTAAACTCTTAGCCAACGATGAAGTTCGTCAGTCACTTCATACTTACTTCCACGTGCAATAAGCCATTCATGCAGACCCATCAACCCTAAACCAAGACGCCTATTTTTCTCACGGGTTCTATAAATTTCATCGTAAGGGAGTTCTGCAACCATCGTCCCACAAACAAGAAACTTTGTTACCAGATAAACCAGTGATTGAAGTTGGTCTAAGCTATCAATACGAGCGAAGTTCAGGCTGGCAAGATTACATAAGTCATCTGAGTCGGAGCTGGTCACTTCTGTACATGCGTTGCGAAGAGTTTCGTTTTCTTTATCAAAAAAATTAAAGGAAAATCCTGGCTCTGCACTGCTCAATGCTTGTTTACAATTCTTTCTAAACACATCTCCGACATCACCAGTTTGCCAGTAATTCATCAACCACTCTGTGTCATAATTGACAGAGATATTTGTCATGTCGAGTGGGGCAGGGAAGTTAAAGTCATCCTGCTTTGCATCATACAGTGTGTAGCCAGATTTACCCACTGGCATTTCGTGCCAGTTCTTGGCATCCAGAAAGCTATTTATGTCTCCATGCTTCCAGTTTAGGCTTGCATATATTGCAGACCTACGTGAGCCGCCTTGCATTACAGACCTTCCGATTTCATTAATCATCTTCATCTTAGTTACAGAACCAGATGCAGTTCCACCAGTTCCACCGAGGGCCGAGCCTTCAGGTCTGTATACTGAGTAGTCAATACCTATTCCACCGCCAGTCATAAGACAGCTTTCCGCCTTCCAACTTAGGTTAGCCCAGTCCTCACGGGTATCTTCTTGTGCGCGTAAAAGAAAGCAGTTGTTAAAGAACTTACGCTTACGACCTGCATAATAAAGATAGCGGCCACCTGCCACCCATCTCAAGTTTGTGAGATGGTCAACAAGTTCATCTTTCTCATCTTGAGGCATGTAGTCGCGACAAACATCCTCAACCAAAGTTCGTGACAACTCAGCCCATGTTGTTGCATCTTCATGTGCGTACTTATTATTAAAAATATCTTCAGAAAATTTCGTCCGAAACATCGGGTTCGAGTTCGACTTCCACGCCATTCTTTATCTTCCTTCCTTGTTTAGCGAATGTATCTCGCCATTCAATTAGTAATTGTTTTGCCTTGTTGTCACCTTTGGATATTCTCAAGGCGAACTTGGCTATATATTCTTTCTGTATGTCAGCGGCTTCGCAAACTTCGGCAAAGTCTTGGCTATCACCAAGCAACCAATCTGTTGCTTCGCATCTAACCTTTTCATGTTTCCATTCTGGCCAACTGGGATTGAGTGAACGACCTAAGTTACAAGCATCAAGTAACGCCTGTAATATTGTCGCTCTCCACATTCTTTTTATACCTTCTAGAGATGCCCCACTCAACTATTTTCTCCTGTGCGTCAGTAACTGACTTAACGACTGCAACAAGACAGCCACTATCAGTTAGTTTTTGATGTATGATTTTCTGCGCTGGAGATAATCGGCCTGTGCTGGTCTTTACTTCTAGACCGTAGTAACGTCCTTCATGTATAAGCTGAATGTCAGGCCAACCAGATTGAAGGCCAGCCCTTTTTAGTTTAGCACCTCTTACCCTGCCACCGCCACCAGCAGGGAAGGCTGTCATAAGCACATTATGTTTTAAATTTTCCTTCAGCATCTGAATTATATTACTTTGAATTAGTAATTCAGGCTCTTTTCGGACAGTTTTAGACTTAAAAACTTGCATGTTCTTGATTCGTTCGCGTTGTGTCATGAAATTTTTTGACCTATAGTGAAAACCCCACTCTGAAATATGTAATTTTTAAGGGAGAAATTATATGGCCAGATTAAAACCTACAAAAGTAACTAGAGTTAAACGAGATTACGCGCCTTTTAGAGAGGCACTGCGTAAGCTTTTAATTGAGAGAGACCTTACGCAATCCAAGGCGGCAGACATGCTTGGCATGGATGCTAGAACATTTAACCATGTTATAGCAGGACCGACTCATCCAGACCTTTTACTACTGCGTGATATAGCTGAGAAATTTAATGTTAATTTAAACTATCTCTTTGGTTTATCTGAATGTGCCTCACCGACACCATCAATTTTTGTACCTGATAAATATACTGAGGTTGGAGTTTATGACCACAACGAGGGTGCTGTACAAGCTCACTATCATGAAACTAAAAATCCCCAAAATCATATTGTTTTATATAAGGATTTTACAAAATATATTAATGTTGATTGGATTAGCCGTGTAATGGACACAGAGTGCGATGCGCTTATTGGTGTAAATGTTTTTGCGTGGTGGGAGAAGACTGAGTTTAAAAAGAAAAGTATATACGCAATTCAATCTTCAGGTAGAAATTACTATAGGTGGCTAGACAGGAAGCTTGGCTCTGAAAAATTCCTAGTCGCCAAGGATGTTTTGATGAAAGATGTTGAAGAGTTGTCTCAAGAAGAATTTACAGTAGAAGGTAAGCTAATTAGATTAAGTGCAGATTTCTGAGTATTCTACCTCTAAAATCTTGACATTGTATTTAATTGTATTAGATTAGCTATATGAAATTAGCTAAAGAAATTCTGCCAGACTCTTTGAAGTCCTATCTTAATAAAGATGGTTACAACTCTGGTGCAATACCTACAGATGTATCAGCTACCAGATTAAAGGACTCTCCAAGAATATCCAGACTGTACAAAGAGCATGGAAAAAAAATTAAAGTTGACCCGCTTAAAAGAGGTTATGCCAAACTTGGAGAGGCTTGGCATCTGCTTATGGAGCAGAACTCACCACCCCATTGGGTTACTGAGAAACGATTATACGCACGGGTAGGTGATAAAGTTATATCGGGTTCGCCTGATGCGCTTGAGCCTGTCGAGGGTGGGTGGAACATCTGGGATTATAAGCTTATGACAGCTTATAAAGCTCAGACTGATATGAAAGAGTTTGAAAAACAACTCAACATATATGCGTTTCTCTTACGCGCAAACGATATGACACCAAAAAATCTTTATATAAGTGGCGTTTTACGAGACTGGTCTGACATTAAAGTTGGTGGTGATTACCCTGACACAATGTTCCCAGTGTTTTCCTTGCCGCTATGGTTAGAAAATGAGGCAGAGGATTATGTCAATGAGCGATTGCAGTTACACCTGTCAGAATCAATCCCTCTATGCACCGACGAAGACAGGTGGATGCGACCAGCAAAGTTCGCAGTTGTCTCTGAGAAGACAAAGAAAACTTTACGTCTCTATTCAACAATGGATGAAGCATTGGCACACACCACAAAGACACCAGTCTTTATTCAAAAGAGAGAGGCCGAGCCAATTAGATGCACTAGATTTTGTGATGTCGCGCCCTTCTGTGACCAGTATCAATCTGAACAATTTACGAAAGAGGTTTTGACAGATGACAAATAAAATATCTGATATCCAGAGGCTTCTGAAAAATGCTGACAATAAAATTAGGATTGGTAAGAATGATTACAGTTCTGTTTCGTTGCGTACTGAGTTGTTCCGAAGAGAAATTTCTGCTGAAGACATTGTAGAATATGCTTCAGTCTTCACCCGTGTTGAGACACATGATGATAAGGTTATCACTAGGGCATATTTGGCAGAGGAAATTGATGTCATTATTAATGAGGATGGCCAAGAGATAGTCCAGATGAAGAACGTAAAATCAACTGGAACCAGTGAAGAGGACAGAACGTCCAACCGTATCAATCAAACTAGTGCGGTAGAAAATTCTGAGACATCATCCGTCGGCAGAATGCTAGCCAATCTTGGTATCCACGGCGGAGAGATGGCAACTCTTGAGGAAGTTGAGTTTGCTGTTCAGTCTGGCAACGTAGTTAAATTGCAGTTTAAAGGCGGTGCTAAATTACGAGAATTAGTTATGAAGTTTCAAAATGAGCTATCACAAAAAAGATTTAAGGAAGAGGTCACGGACTACATCATAGAAAAATCTAGTTTCTTTGAGCATCTTCAGTCTAATAACAGTGAGCTACACTCAGACTTAGAGAAACTATGGAAAGACTACACATCAAAACTACCAACTCAGGCTGAATATGAGGAGAATTCAAATGGCTAATCAATTAAATAGTATAACCTTTGCTGGTTACTTAGTGGAAGATGCGAAGGTGGTAGGAGATAACACTGTCGCATTTAAGGTTGCTCAAAATCAATATGACCCAAAGGGTGACAACCAATCACACACCAATTGGTTTCAGTGCTATTGGTATTTAAAGGACCCAAGCAAAGTAACTCTCTCCAAGGGTGGTTTGGTTACAGTCAGTGGTGAGTTAAAGGCTACACTCAAAGATGCAAAGTACATGAACCTCAACGTGCGAGTAAATGCGGTTGTGCTTCCACCAAAGTCAGCATCAGACAAGTCCTCAGATGCACCCAAGGAAGACAAACTGGATGACGATATCCCGTTTTAAGGAAAAAAAAATTCGTTCTCGAAAGCACCTAGACAAGGTTAGGAAACTGCCATGTCTAGTGTGCGGTTCTCCTGCACCAAATCACGCTCATCATATTCAGTTTTCTGAGCATCGTGGTTTTGGTCAGAAGGTTGGAGACCAGTATACCGTTCCGCTCTGTGGAACTTGTCATCACGAATTACACGTCACGCAAGAAGGAGAGCGTCTTTACTGGGCGTTTGCAGGGATTGATGCACTGGCGGCGGCTGAAGAAATATGGAGTTCAATATGACTGGTTTTAAAAAACTGTCGAAGAACAAAACATATAATTTATTAATGCCCCGAAGAGATTGGGAAGTGCTTACCAAGGTGGCACACGATGTCTCCAAGCGTGAGAACAAATACACGTCTGTAGCTCAACTAATTAGAGAGGCTTATCGTTCTGTATATTATGAGGAGCTTGAATGAAACCGACACCACGAACAGCCTTCACCGAGGTATCTGGGTTTGAAGCCAAGAAACACGCAATCAGACAGACGACTGATGGACTTTGGCAACTCACACTAACCGTTCATGAGTTCGGTCAGGCTGACTGGCTGGTGTTCGCGCCAACAGGTCTGCCACTGGCTATTGGTTTAAAGGCTATGGACTACGACAACCCTGAACCAGAGGTGGGTGATAACCCAAACAAAAAATATATTCAGAGAGCAGTTATGCTTTGTAAGGATGTTAACTTTCAAAGGTACATGGAAGCTCTCGCACAGGACGAGGGGTTTTATGATTGGGGGTTGGCTGAACATGAAGCCGAAGCGGCTAATGCTTTGAAGGCCAAGCTCCGTATTAAAAGTAGAAGCGAACTGGGTAATTCAGATGCCGAGGCTTTACGCCAGAAGATGGATAACCTTGTTAAGAACTTTAGGGTTTGGATACGTTAGTTCCAGGGATTATTGAGTTATAAATATGTATATAGTAGTCAATACAAGAGTGGTTAATAGATAATATGTACGTTACAGTGAGACAAACACAAGATATTCTGCAAGTATCTCGCTCAACTGTTGTAAGAATGGTCAAGAATAATACAATCAAGTCTATAAAATGTGGACGGTCTGTAAGAATACTGTTATCTTCTATCCTTTCTCAAGAGGAAGGAGATATGAAATGGAATACAAACTTAAAGAGCCTCGCGGAGACAGAAGACACTGGGAGATATACTGGACAGAAAAAGTCCACCGAGGTGGACAGTGGGTCGTTGTACCAAGAAGGTATTCTACTGGCCAAGAGGATGAAGAGAAAGCAAAGCAGGTCTTCAGTGGTTGGGTTACAGGACAATCAGATGAGTTTGACTTAGACTTAATTAGCACTCTGTCAGAAGTTCTTCAGGAATATACTAAAGAACTTATATCCAGAAAAACGACTAAGCGAAATATGACTCGTCACTATTCAATTGTTAAACAACTGACAAACTATTTTGGTAACAGAAAAATTTCTAGTTTCTGTAAGCAGGATGTTAGAAATTATATAAGAAGCAGACCAGTCTTACCTCAGTCAGCTTCACGCGAACTGGGCGTTTTGAATGCGGCTCTTAATTTCTGTCATGAAGAAGAGTTGATTGAGTGGACCCCCTTCAAAATGAAACTTGTGAAGTCTGGAGTGAGGGACAGGTTCCTCACGCTTTCAGAAATAAAAGTTCTTTTGGAAAGTTGTGATGAATGGTTTGTGCAGGTATGGACAACTATAGCTCTAGCGACAGCCGCACGAAGCGAAGCTATACTTCAGTTGACTGAGTCCAACATCAACTTTTCTGACAACATAATTAACTTCAACAACCCCAGCATAGAGGGCAAGCACAAGCCTCGCTCTATTATTAGAATGCCTAGCGCACTAAAGCCGATACTTAAAGAGGCTGTGTCCAAAAGCTCTAGTGGTTTTTTGGTTGAGAAAGATGGCAAACCAATCAAAACAATCTATACACATTTTCAAAAGGCTGTAAAAAAATCAGGCTTAAAAGATGTTAATCCACACTGCTTGAGACACACATGTGCCGTGCAGATGGCTAAGAATGGTGTACCTATTTTGGAGATATCAAACTATTTGGGTCACACAAATACTGCAACAACTCAAAATCATTACGCGAGATTTCAGCCAGAGTTTATGACTAAGTCAAGTGAGGTTGGCTCTAACATTATATCTCAAACAAACAACAAATTACTTGTCCAAGGTTGAAACAACTAGACACAACCTGACACAACCTGATACAAAGAAGTTGTCCATACAGTCATTAACCTATTGATTTTTATTATTTTACCACCCATACGGGATGCCAAACATATATAATAATATCAATAGCTTACAAGCGTATGGACAACTTTTGGACAACTCTTGGAGTTATTAGCTATGAAGATAGAATCGGTACGGGACAATCACGCAGTTAAGATTAATATTGAGGGTTCAGAAATTGAGGCTTACATCGTCGTCGAACAAAGAAAAAATATAATAGATTTATTTCTTGTTTCGGAACATAGGGTTGGCTCAACTTTTCAGTTGCCTAAAATGTATTTGAATTCGATAGATGTAAATCTTTTAAAGTACGAAACCTAACTCTCAATAGTAGCAAGTCTTTCGCTAATTCTTTGCGCCCGATTTGGTGTTTGCTTTGCCCATCTACTATCTAGGATTTCTTTACTGCATTCTTTCCAACGCGAAAGTTTTGCCAGCTCTATACTGCGCTTGAACTTTAAGAAAGTTGGTCTGCCTAATTGAAAAATCATATTAGCAAAGCATCTCTGAGCCGTCTCTGGCATCATATCAAAGTCTTCAAACACTGCTCGGCAATCCTCAAGACAAACAACTATATCATGAGAGAAAGCTTCCTTGACTCGTTCAGGTGAAACCTTTTCACCAACCTCTTGTCCATACTCTGGGTCTGACTTTGTAATTAAGTGGCCAATTCCAAAAGTTTTATGGGACATTGAGCATAAATAAATCTCATGCTTTAGTCCCTCTGCAACAGCAAGTTCTTCTCTGAGTAAATCAATATCCATCATCGCCACCTATTGCTCATGTGATAGCCACACCGCAAACGCACCTGTCATGGCCCCCGTGACTACAGACACCAGTGCCGACTGCTGTGTCGTCGGGTCTGGAAGAAGCATGAACCACTCGACTACTCTCCACGCTGATATCGACAACATCAGCATCATCAGCCTTGGAAGTATTTTCCACTTTAGGAACCGCTCCATTGTTAATTCGGCCACGATTTATCCTCGCTTGTTCTTCCGTAGTATGGTCACTCATGCACCACATTTTTTTATTTCCGCTTGAACCTATCAAGCCCCTTTAAACCAAGGCCAGCTAAGATTGTTATGTACAAAATATTCGTATACCAACTTGGTAATTCAGCAATCACATCGAAGCCACGCTTTGCAAGTTCAGGGTCTATCCAAGCCATCGCCGCTGGAGCAAGAACAGCTATAGTTATTATTTCATCTTTGATGCTGGACCTTGTGGACTCGGCCATTATTAATTCCCATTTGGAATCATGCTGTGCCGCTGATTTTAAAATCTCACTCTTTGCATCAGCCTCAGTTTGAGCAAGAGTTGCTTTGGCTTTCTGCTTTGTTGTTTGTTGTTCAATAAAACTACCTGCAAGTTTAGCAACTGGGCTTATAAGTGACATCCATATCATGTTGCTGAGATATCTGCCTTTGTGCATTTCTGTTGTGTCAACTTTGTATCAGGAGCCATCATGTATATATCTCGCTCCATAACCTTTGTTCTTGCCTGACACTCTTCCAAAGTTTTGTATGGTCCATAATTGTCGTGGGCTTCAATGCATGAAGGTTGTCCGAATGAAATTCCACACATTAAAACAATAGCAAAGTACACAAATTTATCCTCGTATTCTGGCCTTTAGCCTAGACATATCTCTAACAATCGAGTTACGTCTCTTTATCAATAGGTCAACCCGCCTTTTCTTTTCTTCGGGCGTTGAACCACTTCTTTTCACTCCCTGTATTTTATCGTTTAATTCATTTAACTGCCGATATTTTACATTCAATTGTTTCCTGACAGCTATGAGACTGCGGTTCTCTTTCCGCATTTCCATTGCGTCTTCAAAGTTACCTTCCTCGCGGAGGCGGTTGATGCCGCGCACAACCTCATCGGCCTCTCTCTTCAACTCGTAGAAGTCTGAAAGATACTGGTTGCTTGGGTCGGCTGGCCTATCCTTAACAAATCTAGTTATGCCTAATGCACCAGCCGCTTTGGCTGTTATGCTGTCGCCAAATACACCTGCTGGACGTGTTGGAACTTGCCCTGTCATTCCAAGTATTGAGTCAGTTCCAGCAAGAAACAGGCTACCCATTGAGCCAGTGTATCCTGAAATCAGTTTTTCTGCTTCAATAGGACTAATGCCAAGCGACCCAGTGATGTTGCCAATCATTTTGGCGAACTCAGATGTTGTACTGTAACTCCGCATCTCAGTGGGCAAACCTCTGACACCAAGACTTTCAATCTCACGACCTCTGAAAAAGTCTTGGTTAGTTGCTACTTCAATAATTGGTTTGATAGCTTGGGGTATAGGATTGAAGCTAAGATTATTGAGGAAGACCTGTGTCACAGCCTCGGCAACATACTCGCCGTCTTTCTTTCTGATGCCATCCAAAAAGACCTCTGGCATAGTGCTGAAGATAGCCCCAATTTCAAATGGCTTTGGTATTAAAAACTTCTTATCATCAGAATATATGATGTAATAATTTAGCTTTCTGTGTAACGGCTCTTTGTCCCAGTCGTCCTCTTTGGATGACAGGGAATACAATCCAAGTGACAAGCCCATCAAGGCCATACCTTTAAGTGCAGTTCGCTTGGCGTTTGCCTCACCTTTAAACGCAGTTCCGGTTCTATACAGACCCTGTATTCTTGCATTCAAGAACGGAACTAGTGGCAAAAGCATAGCCAAGGTTTGTGACGCCGCACCGTTGGGATTACCACGCCGCGAATAGTTTATAAGGTTAAGAGCTTCGTAAGCCGCATCGCCTTTGTCTGAACCTGCCTCAGTCATACGTCTGTAGATAGCTTCTCTTGTCGCTAGCTCTGTTGCTTCTCCAAGGTTATTAACCCTGTCTAGCGAGTTCAAAAACATGTCGGTCAGTTTCTGTGGCGTATCAACAATAGTGTATCCTTCATGCCTCCGATAAAAACGCTTCATTTTTTTAGCAAAATCTGTAGAGCTTTCGCCAAATGTGTATCCGCCGAAGCCGCCAATTGTTTTCATTTCTAATATTGTGTCTGCATCTGTCAGTGCGTTTTTAAGACCGATGACTGTGTCAATCATTGGTCTAAGAGGTGCATCAACTGTCACCACTCCAGCCATGTCACCTCGTATGAGGTTCGCTTCCATAAAACTTGGCGTGATGGTTATTGCGTTACGGAAAAAACGCCCAATGTTCTGCATGGTTTTTAAGAACCCCTGCATTTGTACAGGAGTAAATGTACGCATTGCTGTTAGGAGTTCTGCGTCAGAACCAACATCAAAATACACTGACTTCCCATCTTCTCTCAGTGTGAAATGATTGTTGTTGTTTACAGCATCTGATTTTGAAATCCTTTTTGGCTTTACTGCCTCGTCATAGAATCCATCAGCGGCCAAATCCTCGACAAGTTTTACAGTTCTTTGAGTTGCTACGTTTCTGAGTCCAGCAGAAACAATCGCTTGCGTGTTAGCAAAAACATTTTGGTAGAGGTCACCAATCTTTTCCTCCCCACCCTTCAGTTTGCGAAGGACATCCTTAATTCTAGCATCTGGATTATCGAATGCAGATGTAGAGTTCTGAGCGTTTTCGTTTCCGCGCCTGACCTGACCAAACAGACCTTCAGTGTACTGCTCTTCTTCAATGATACGATAAAATGGAACGTAATCAGCCGTACCAATTAGCCTTTGCTTTGTTTCTTCATCGACAGAACCAGTATCCTTTAAAAACTGCATGACACTTTCGTTGAATGACTTATATTGATTAAAGACCTGCTGAAACTCTGGGTTTTCTACGCCGTACTGCAACCCTTCTGCAATCTGGGCGTCGGTCATAAGGTTTTCCCTACCCTCGGACTTCAATCTTTGTGCGCGTTGAGCATAAACAAACATCTGAAACTTTGCATATTTTTCACCCTGACCAATTGGTTCAAATATTTTTTTCAGTCCCTGTGTTCCCTCTACTATTCCTACCGACCCATCCTCATTTAACTTTGGCGCACCAATCTCGTTAAACATCTGCATACGGCCAGACATCTGTTGAGCAAGCTCAGTAATTTTGAATGCGCCTTGCGCGAAGGGCTTGTAACGTCTATCTCCTGTTTCTCTGTAGTTTAACTCCAGCTCACGTCTAGCCAACGGAGCTAAACCATGTACGAACTCGTTAACAAAAGATTCTCTTAAATTTTTACGGCCCTCCTGGGAAGCAAACCTACGAATAAAGCTATAAGTCTTGCCAGCAATACCCTGTACAGTTGGGTCTGCTAGCGTAGCCTTCATTCCATCTGTTGTTCTGTAGTCTGCTGTTGAGAAGCGGATTGATTCTTCTTTTCCAGATGTAGTTCTAGGAGTGCTTCTGCGGCTTTTTGCATCTCCTGCTTCGATAGTTTCCCGAACATCGTTGGCTCCTCTGCCTCTTCCGTCCAAGGTGCGTAGCCCTGTTTCATTTACAATCTCCTTGAATGCATCTTCGTAGCTTTGATTAAGTCTTGTCTCCTGCTGACCAGTGGTAAGCTTTGAGTAAAGGTCTTTCTCTGGATACCAGAGGATGGCTTGCATGTCCGCGCTTGTAAGGCTCTGTCCTTGCCCTTCAAGAATTGATTGAGCGCGTTTGACAACCGACCTAATCCACTTCCTTTGAGGGCCACCACGCGGCGTGTCTATTGGTTTTACACCGTTTACCAAAGCCGCCGCCGCCGATTTCATCATCGGGGATTTTTGTAATTCCTTGTTGTCAATAGCCTCCTTGTTTGCCGTGTAAAATTCTTCACCTATATTGTTGGCCTCAGATATTTTATCAAATGTATATTGCTCATCTGTTCCAAATAGCTCCTCATCATATTCAAGACCCTCGTTACGCATTGATATACGTAAATCATTAAGGTTATTTTGGAATGCATTTTCGTTACCAACCAGTGTTCCTGTCATGCGCCCCCAACTACGCATGAACCATAGGTCAATTGTTATTGGGTCATAGTTACCTGTTAAATTCTGATAAAAGCCTTGGCCAATTTTTGGACCAAACATATATGAGCCATAGACTTCCGTATTGACACCTTCTCCACTCAGACCAACACCACCCTTGCCAACCTTAACTCCAAAGTCCTCTAACTTTTGCTTTAGTTCCTTCACAGTAAATTGCTGTGAAAGAAACTCATGAAATGGAACATTTACTCTGGAGTTTTTAAACACATCCATGACAACATTAGCGTTACGGAAGTTTTTCAATATTGCGGGGGATGACTTGCCTTCGCCAAATTCTGGGAAGCGTCCATTATTTCTCCAGAACTCATACGCTCCAAGTCCCAGCTTTGAATTTCGGTCAACAACAATCCCTTGACTTGTTATTGCAAGAGCAAGTGAAAATGCTGACCTGTGTTCAGGGTCGCTAGATATTTCTGGATATAGCTTTGACACCTCCGCTATTGCCGCGTCCACACTCCTAGTGTACCAGTCAGCCGCGCTTGTATCTGGGTTGTTTTCTCTTGCCGCAACAATCTCAGCCGCCATCACGCGAGCTATCATTTCGTCAGTCTCTGGATTGCTTGAAGTAATTGGTTCGTTTAATATTTCAAGGGCGCGGTTATGTAACATTCGAGCGGCCTCTGCAATGTTTCTTCCAGCGTCTCTTTTTTTCCCATCTCTACCGACAGCTTTGTCCTTCTCAGGTAACTCAGGGTTAAATGTTTTGTTGTATAGGATGTCTATTGAAGACAACCTTCGCATTCCCTCATCTAAATTAAACCTGTTAGAAACTGCATCGTTTTCTTGAGATAGAGCTATGTTTGAAATGTCTTGAACACGGTCTATTCTAATAGACTCTTCGCTAAACAACTCACCCTGTGTGGGTTTCTGAAATTTAGTTGGTAAAACCGTCGCCCTGTTAGGGCCTCTCACATCCACCGCACTTCCTAACTCTGGAAACAGTGACATAAATCCTTTGTTTCTTACCATGCTTTTATAAATTGAATGTTTTTTTGAGTCAGTTCCTGCAAAAATTATAGCGTCTACTTTAAGACCTCTGTTGATTATCTCATCCAAGATAACTCTAAATGATGCAGTCGCACGGGCGAATGTCTCAAGCGCAGTTCGAGCATCACTTTCATTTGTTGTTTCGTATAAACCATCAACTGAAAATCCAATGTCCCAAACATCGGTTCGCCCTTTTAGTTGCTCTTCATTCTCGAACCCAAGAAAATATGGGTCCTTTTTTTGTGCATAAGAACGAAGTCCAGCTATTTTATTTGATGTAAATTCAGGAGTGAAGAAGTTAAATAATTCATTTTCAAGCCGATAAGGAGTCATACTGTTTTCGTCAAAGTGAGGGGGTGATAATCTTCCGTCTGGATATAGAAGATAACTGACAGACGGTTCCTGCTCGTTCTCAATTGGATAGCTAAATGACACTACTTCTAGGCCAGTCACAGCATCGCGCATGACTCTGTAGTTACCTTTGTCAAATTGTCCTACAAAATACTCTGCCGCCTCGCGGGGTGAGCCTCTTCTTCCAGCCTTGGCATACTCAAACTCCGTTTCCATTGTTTCACCAAAGTCATCATACTGTAGTCCGGTCGGGTCAAACTCAATCTCGCCTCTAAAAACCCTCTCAAAGAAATCGACCACTACACTTTCCTGAGTCTCTTCAGTAAAGTAATTAAAGTTTAGTGGTCTACTTTTTTTAAGTACTGTTTTCAGGTTAATCGTTGTAATGCTGGCTATATTTTCATCACTATCATTGTCGATAATTTGAACATCACTCATGTATTTTTTTGAGTCATTACGAATGGATTGCTCTGCATCCGGTTCTTTTAATAATTTTGTGATGTCATTAGAAAGCTTCGTATCAATTCTTGATGACTCTTCAGTCAGTGATTGACGAGGCGTTAGAGTTTTTCCATCTAGGTTTCTTCCTGTCGTCCCCTCTGATGTGCGAGTATACAAATCTTCTACGGTTTGGAAGCCCATGCCCCTTACAGAGTTTGCAAGTCTGGGAAGAAACCCAGATATAAAGTCAAAGTACTTTCCAAATGCACCAGCAAGTGGGCTGGCATCGCCTGTTGATTTAGCTCTCTGATAAAACTCATATGTCATAGCCTGAAACTCTGATGGCTTTGACATGATATCAAGTGAACCGTTAAGAGCTTGCTGATGCTGGTTTGGTGCGTATTTCTTCCAAAGATTTCTGACTGTAGATGGAAGGGCTTTGTAATTAACCTTCCCATCCTTGAGCTTATAAACGCTTCTTAGAAGCTTTGCGTCAGACGGGCTGTGTTCAACGAAGAAGTCTTGAAGGAAGTGAAAAGCTTCGTGATTTGCCGTCTCGGCAATTCTGTAAGCACTGTCCTGAACATAGTTGCCTTGTGCGTCTGTGCTACCCAAGGCCAGTCTCATTACAGCTTGTGTTCTACCCTTTGCATTATCGGAATAAGACTTCTCACCGTGCAGTTCATTGCCCTTTTCATTGGTCAATGTTTTGAGAAAAGTTAACTCAACCCCACCCTTTGGTCCCTTACCACCTAGTGTGTTGACAACTGCGTCAGCCGCCAAGAAACCAGCCACAACGTCATTAGCATTCATGGATGTGTCATCCATGACCTGACGCTTTACAGCTCTTGCAAGTTTCTTTCCTTGTGAACCGGACTTCTCAAGCATCTGAAGTCTACCAGTTAGATAGTTTAATGCTCCCTCATACTTTAAGGTTTGCGATGTTACCGGGGTAGTGCTGGAATCCTGTGTTGACTGGTTATCACCTGTTCTTATAGATGCCTCGCCACCTCTCATTCGCAAAGCCTCACGAAGGGCAGGGGTTACAACAGGGCCGACCTCATCGCGAATCCGAAGACCCTCGGCGGTGTCAGTTCTTCTGCCCATTCTGGCTTGACCAGAGGGGTCTACGTCAGAGACAGTGCCTTCTGTTGTTGTTCTTGTTATCCGTCCCTCTGGGTCAACATCAGAGTCTTTACGCAGTATGGGTTTGCCTACCTGTTGACCTTGTTCTAACGCGGTAGTGCTTCTTACATTCAGGTCCGCGAGACGCTTGCGAATTTGCTGTGCTTTAACTGTGACAGATAGCTGTGATTTAACTATGTTTCCAATTATCTCATCTGTATTGACGTTCTGTTCAGCCCACTCTATAAGCTCCTTGTTCTTCAGCCGAGATAAATTCTGCTTTTCTTGTGCAACTGGCGTTTGACCCAGAGCAACATCCTGCTCAAGTTCACCTTCAAGGGCATCTTCTATTCTTCTGGTTGTCTCTGCTGAACCAAGAGCTTCAAGTGGGTCAAGTCCAGCATCAAGAGCCTCACGCGCAATCTGCATGACCATTTCAGAGTTGGTTTGCTGTGCTTGTTCATTGGCATCTAGAGTTGCGTCTGCCTGACCTACAAGGAAAGGCTCCTGTTGACCAGTCATTATGCGTTGTTCAGCCGTTGGAACTCCGTCACGAACAGTTACAACATCCTCAACACGACTATCGGGTTCGGGGGATTCCTGAGACGTAAGTCGTGGGACAACAACCGTTTCATCGGTTAACTGCGCTGGTTGTGCAGGGGGTTGTGGTTGACCATCCTTAAAGTCTGTCGCCGCTTGTTCCAATTCAGCATCTCGCCGAACCTGCGGTGCAGGTGGGGCGGCTTCGGTTGTAAATGGTGATGTTCCAACACCAATCGCGCCACCCACAAACCCGCCAGCTAAAAGAGATTCCTTTAATCTGTAAACAACATCTGGGTCACTCAATACAGATGTGTCAAAATTGTTGGCCGCAAGAATCGTACCTAGTTCCTGTGCAAATTCAGTCGAACCCTCAAGGCCAGTACCCGCCAGACCTTTCTTAATCATGTTAGTAGTAATCTTAGGGCTACCCTTAAAAGGTATGAGCTTAAATATCAGAGCATTTAGTCCACCCTGAATAATCGAAGTTCCTAAAAGGTTTAAAGCTTCATCCTTGTCTGGCGCACGGTTCTGGGTCTTCTTGAATTGCTCTGTGTTCTCACCCAAAAATGGTAAGGAAGCACCAATTGCCAAACCTATCCCTGCACCAACCGTTGCACCAATAGGACCGAAGGGTGAGCCAGCAATAGCACCTGCTTTCATTCCAACAAAAATAGGAGCCATCTCAGGAATTGACTGTACTAGGTATGAAGCTCCTGATGAGAAGACATCTCCAATACCTTCGGCCTCTTGAAGTGGCTTTATTCCACGTATTTTAGACGCTTCATTGTCTTGGCCTTGAGCAAATGATTCTAGGTAATCTTCTGCGTTGTCGAACCTGTCATCGAATGACATGTCGGCAATCTGTGCAATACCCCTTGCGCCTTTTGCCGCTACATTTCGCGTCCCAAGTTCAAGTAAATCACCTGCTCGCGATAGCGTTCCTTGCTCTGGTTCTGGAGGTGCAACTGGAGCAAACCGTTTCTGAATATTGTCGTAAGCGGTTTGTATATCTTGTTCAGACATATTACCCGTATCATAAATACGACCATCTGGGAAAAGCATTTGAGGCATTTGTTACATCCCTGCCGTATTGATTAGCTCGTCAGTGCTATACACTGTACCGCCCATCCCTGACCGCACTCTGTTTGTGGAATTATTGAAAATTTTAGACCGTATCATTTCCATCGTCGCGTCGGGCTTTAAGCCAAGCTCACGCGCAAGGTCTTTTCTTGCCTGTTCATCCATTGCCGCTTGTTCTAACTGTGGTTCGTACTGCTTCATGTCCGCCGCAATAAGAGTGTTAAAGTTTGGTTGCTTTACGTTCGTTGCCCTTGCCACTGCCGCTTGCCCCATTTGGCTTCGGTATCCAATGTTTGACAGTGTGTCTGCAACAGTAAGTAGTTGACTATTTAGTTTAGTCGCTAACTCTCGACCCTTCATCTTATGGCCCATTTCATCGCTAGCTATGTCGTATGCCATTTTGTATTTTTGGAACAATTGCTTCTTGTCTTGCGTTGCTAAATTATCAAAAGATGAAATTCCTTTTTGTCCCGCTTTTGCAACTGCCGTCAGGAAGTTAGTCTCCGGCGATGCCGCAAGCTCTAGTCCAAAGTCTATCAAAGATTTAAACATCATGTTCTGTGGAGTTCGGCGTTGCGAGTCCAGAAGTGACATTAGGTCTTTACGTTTTTCAACTAGGTCAGCAGTTCCTTTATTATACTCATCAACGATAGCTTGGTTTGCCTCGCCCATATTTTTTATAAGTGGCAAATCCATAATCTGATTATAATTAAGCGCACTTATCTCGCTGTTGCTTGTAGCACTTGCTTTGAGATTGTTTGCTATCTTGTTAAATGATGTTTTAGCGGACGTTCCAGATGAGTTTGTTTCCTTCACAATAGTATTTGCTATTTCATCATTCGGCACTTCTCTTTCAAGCAACTGTCTATCAGCAGTGGTTATGGCGGCTTTATTTGGTTTTGAACGTGTTTGAGAAAATAATTTTTCGGGGCTTGTGTCGGCTGGTCTGGGCTGGTTTAACTTATAGTCGTCAATACTAGCTTTTACAGGCGGCATATCCCCTACATTTCCCCCAAAAAATTTCTTTAAATCTCTTTTTAGGTCAGCGTATGGCGTCGTACTAGACTGGGCTTCTGTCCCAAGTAAAAAACTATCTTCAGGGTTGTCATCACCGCCAGTGTATGGAGTTGATGGTCTAGTTGTTTTTTTATCTGCTAACCTTTCTATACCACCACTCCGGTCAACATCTATTTGATTTCGTATGGCTTTGAAAATACTTTTATCTTTAGGCTCTCCCATTTTACCATAAATAGCATCTGCCGAACCCATGTCATCTGTCCCACCACCCATCGGAGTGCTGAGTCTGGACCTGTTTGTATCCATGTCGCGGCGAACCTGACTACGAAGTGCGGCAATAGCGGAGGTGTCAGTGTTGTCATCATCTGTCGGCGGCGGCTTAGTAGGGTTGTTTGACTGCACAGTCAACTGCCCAAGCTTCCTGCGAGCGTACATTTGTGCCGCTGTTCCATGCGTTGACGGCACAGATTTGTCAGTTGCTAGCTTTTCAAGACTGGCTCGGTCACCAGATGCAAACAGATTATCTATTGTCTGCATAATATTTGAAGTTTGGTTGGCCGCGCTTACTCCGGGGGATGCAAACGGAGAAGAAAAGGATGCATTAGTAATACCGCTGTTATTATTTTTAAACGGATTATTAGTTTTGTCTTTTGAAAGCTTGATTGCTTGAGGTATCAAAGATGAGTAGTTATTCTTTCCGTTGTTTTCAAATTTAATCTGAGCATCAAGAACCGTCGCCTTGGTCGCGTCGTCTGTTAGGTCGATATTGTCATTGACGCCTACACCTAGTGCATCAGCTACAAAGCTTTTGTAATTTGTTCTTGAGTCTGATGCATTATCTCCCGCTGGTGCAAACCTATCTATCAAAGAGTCAACATTATCAATTCCATACTCGTTTGCATACGTGTCCAACAAGACAGAACCAGCACGAAGACCAGCTAGCGGAGCCACAAAGGTTGCGTAACCTTGGTTTTGACCTGTGCTACCAAAAAACTGGTCATTAGGTCTTATGTTTAAGGGGTTCATATTTCTTTCGCCAAGCGTCATAGTCGGGACTCTGGACGGGCCTCCTCTGAACAAACCTGTTGGTTTAATTTGTGATGGGGATTGCATTGCTTCAGGCAACTGCGCCATTTGAGGCTGTGGATTTGTTGCCATTTGCTCTGCCATACCAGCCTGTTGAGCTTTTGAAGCTTGTCTCATGGACTGTCGGCGGTTGATTTCAGCAACGATAAACTGTGATGGTATTTTGTCAGGTCGTCTAAGCATGTTCATTAACTGCTCGTCTGTAGCCTGACTTAATACTCTGTTGTATTGTGCTGGATTTATCATGTGTATGCCGCTCCAGTCTGCGGGTTAATATTTCCAAATCCATATGGACTAAAGCCGCCCATCTGTCCGTAGAGACCAAGTCCAGCTAGACCCAAACCAGCCATTGATTGAAATGGTGAAGCCGTGGGTCTGGTTGCAGTTGTCACGCTACCCATCGGCGCACCCTGCAATAGGTTTGCCATGAAACCAACTTGCTCGTATGGATATTGCTGTTGGTTTTGGAAGTCTCCATAGGCTAAGTCTAAACCAGCCTGACCCATCTGCTGACCAGCCGCGCCAACCTGCATAAGCGCATTTGTCTGGTCATAATTAAGACCTTGACCAGCACCAACAAGACCCGCAATTCCCTGTGCTACACCCAATCCTTGCGCGGTATTTAATTTGTCAGCCGCAAGGCCAGATGCTTGGTTTAGTTGCTGTGCTTTCATATCCATACCAGCATCGACACCGTAGGCTTTTTGTGCATTGTTGTATGCCGCCGCCAACTGCTTTGCTTCCATGTCTCCAATTCTGTCAGCAAGGTTAGACTTAGCTTCAGAGTTTTCTATGAAGCGTCGGGAGTTATCTCCAAACGCTCCGGCGGCTAACTGATTTGCGGCTCTCTTTTGCCCCATAATTTCATCTGTCTCAAGCATACGCTCGCGAGCTTTATCCATGACATTCGTAGTGTAGGGATTCATGTACTGACTGGCGGCGGCTGAATCAAAAGTTTTGGACGTAACTGTTGATGGCGAGCTTGGAGAAAGCCCCTTTATACCTGCCATTGCTTCGGCAATATCATCTTGACCCGTACCTTGCATTGACTTGATTTGCTCAAATGCCGCAAGCTGTTCAGGTGTAAAGTCCTCGATACGAATACCTTCGTATGCCTGATAAGGCTGTTTGACTAGGTCTGCCGCTACATCTAAGTTTTCCGTCAAAGGTTTCTTGATATAGTCCGGTATCTCAGTAGTTTGTGTGGAAGTCGAACTTCCTGTTTTACAAAATGAACCCATATTTTATTTCCACAAGAACTTACCTGTGTCTCCCGCTATTACAGTTGTTCCAAGACTTTTACCCATTCTTTTATAAAGCCTTGATTTTGTTTCCGTATCGACTGGGCCAAAATTACCAATAAGTAGAGGTATCTCAGCTTCAATAGCCATCCTCTTCGCCGCATTAATCATTTGGAATATAGCCCTTGTTTTGCGTGCCTCTGGTGCAACGTATGTGAACTGGTCAAAGAGAGCTATATCGTCAGACCACCAAAACCTATCAGGTCGCAAACCCAAGACAGCCTTTGGAACTCCCTGAATATCTGCAACTATTATACACCCTTGCAATCGACAGTGCCTGATTGCTTTTTTTACCTTGTCAGGGTTGAGGTTTCCCATGCCGCTTTCTTGGTGCATGTCTATCAATAGGTTAAATATTAACGGGTCGTCACGCTCTGTCGCGTTCCTCAGATTTAACTCTGTCACGATATCTCCTTAGTGCGTCGAAGCGTTTTTTTTCTAATGCTTCAATACCTCTTTTGTGACTCCCGTTACCTTCATCCAGCACCATCTCGGCTGGCATTACATATTCACTAGTTGAAAGCATGAATGGTCCGTTGAGGTCATCTTTAGGACCACCTACCCCCTTAACCTCACCATGACTTCCACGCGGTATTCCATCTTTAGCTTTAATTATTCCCGGCATTTCATCAAAAAATCTATACTCACCGCTATCTCTACCGTATCGACTAAGGTCTGTTGGCATGGGTTCTGTGTTTCTCACAAATGAAGAACCTATAGTGTCACTGTCAGACTCAACCTCAACACAGGAGTTTGTTTCACTGTTAAACACAAAACCGTCGGGGCAGGGGTCTAGCGGAGTTTTTGTGCTTTCAGGGTTACTATCTTCATTTGTTTGTTCAGGCGGGTTTACTAAATTTGATAGTGGTCCAGTGTAGTCAGGGTCTGGCATACCTGAGTACGATGAGAAACCAGACTTTCCAATGTTGATAGTGCCGCCGTTAGGGGTTGTTATTTTAAAGGAAAGTCCATCATCACCTAGTAAAACAGACTGCGGTTCCCTTTCATTATAGTTCATAATTTGACTTACCAAATCTTGGCTTCTAGACACTGAGTCTTCTTTTCTTTTATCACCACCAAAAAACAAGCTCATTGGCCCCATTGACCCTATGCCCCTGATGCCCCTACTAATTTTTGCACCTACAGAATTAACTCTGTTATCCATAAATCTGTTATAGTTTTGTATTCCCCTCTGTGCGTTTGGGACGTGATTTGGATGGCTAGATTCAGACCTGTTCCTTTCATCAAAGGTGTTCATTATTTCAGGGACATCACCTCGCCCATAAATTGCGTCATAGCTACCCATGTCGTCAGTAGCGGCTGGGGGTCTAGACTGATAGTTTGGAATATCGTTTTGGTTACTAGTGTTAGTGTTGTTGTCACTTTGATTATTGTCGCTATCGCTAGGTCCACCGTAAAACTCCTCCACTGTCATAATGTCAGAAGGTCCACCCATTCTCATATTAGTAGGCTCTGAATTTCTTACACACATTACGCTAACAATCCTTTGTTTCTGAGGGCTTCAATCAACGTCGCCAATACATTGGCTACGGTGGCAGTGTTTGCTGTGCCAGCGTTTAAGGCTTTAGTCTGAGTAAAGTTTGTCGGCGCAAAGCTATCATTAGGGTCAGCGGTATTTGCGGCCTGACTAATTCTCTCAAATTCATTTTCAAGCTCGTCTACCAAAAGAGAAGCCCACTCTTCCATATCACCTTGTGGTCTAGGAAGGGTTGGCCGAATGGGTGCGCTCATCTCTCACCATCTTTCTTCATATCAACCCTTGTGTTACCGAGCCGCCAAGCGGCGTTAGATGTATTTGAGGAAACCTTTATAGCTAGCTGACGGCCTCGAACACGGGGATTTATCTTTGAGGTAGTCGGCGTCACTTCAAATGGTCCTTTCTCTGTAAACGAACCCATCGCATCTTTTCTGGTTTTAAATGTAATGTTTGCTTCGCCTGTGACAGTTAAGTCAGGCAACGCTCGGTCAATAAACATTACCTCTTGACCATCTCCAATATCCATGTCCGCGCTTGTAATAAAAGATAACATAGGCGCACCGTCATCATTTTCACCAATTTCGTGATTATATAAATATCCGCTGGATGAAGCTCCGATGTTGTTCGGGAAGGTAGATGCGTCGGTCCAAGCCGTCCTGTCCATCGTTCCGATGTCCCACACGTTCTCGCGAAAATTATACTTGGCATACTGATTATTCTCCGTGGATGATGAAGATGGATAAAAGAAAAATATCTCGCTGTGTTCTTTGTTAAGCCCAGCCACCACTTTTTCTGACTGAACTGTATTGAAATTTGAAAAGACATGGTTTGATACAGGCCCTATCAAAGGTTTCACTGAACCATCAAATCGAAAGAACTGATTGATACCCATCCAGTAAACGACGCCACCGACCTCAACGACTGCGTTAGGACCAACAAGTCCAGAACCAGTTGCCAGTTCTCTAAATCCAAAAGTATAAGGTGGACCTCTAAATGTCATCGAATGAAGTGTTGTGTCAGTCCAAATCAAAATCTGTCCACGGGTTCTTTTTGCACCAATAATTTTGGAGCCACCTGTCAGCTTCTGCGAACCAGCAGTGTTTGTTGCCGCCGCCGTCCATGTATTCGTAGTTTCTTGAGATGCAAATTGAACTGTCATGGGGTCATCAGCACCAAGCGCAACAAGATGTCGGTCGGGACTAGAAGACACAACTCCAGTCACTGTGTTTGGACACGCGCTATCTGAGGTAGTTGTGTCGTTTATAAACACAGCTCGCGTTGCAACACCAGCCGAGGCATCCCACTGAATAAGTGGTTGACCCTTAACCGCCGCAATTAAGTCCTCACCAAATGTATCAAACTGCCAAGTCCTAGCATCAACCTCTATGCCATCTCCAGATGAAGGGGTGTTCCAAGTACCAGAGCTGTCCCAAACTCCAGTCCCCCAGCCGAAGTCAAATACAGAACTTTGGTCACCTGGATTTAGTAGGTATTTGTATGCAACCGTTCCCCCGACACTCGACCCGTCCGAAGTTGCGTTGACGGGGGCAGTGAACGTGAAGCTGTTAGACCCAGTATCAGTGATTGTAAACTCTGAGTCAGCGGCAATAGTTACACCATTAAAACTTGCAGAACCTAAAATTATTCTTGTCCCAGTCTCCATTCCATGAGCGTTATCAGCTACCGTTATTGTCGGGGAGCCATTAGTGCATGTAAATTTATTGACTAGATTTCCTGCTTCTCGAACTGGTGTAATGTCAGTTAATACACCGCCCTTTAAAATGTATAAATGTGTATGAGTTCCAAGAGCGATTAGTGCATTGTCCGAATTATCGCGCCATTGAATTAATCCTCTGCAAACACCGTTGAATGCTGTGTTGTTTATCTTCTGCCAGCCCTTTAGCTTTTCTGGCTTACCTTGCCAAAACCGTATCTTGTCGCTGTCAACCCAGCGTCCTTCTGAACTGTAAGAGCTGTCGTCTTTAACAACACCTGAAGCGAATTTTAAAGTTGCAAGTGCCACTTTGATTTCCTACCCTGCGTCCGCATTTCGATAATCACTTAACTGAACCTCTCCAGAGGCCGGAACACCTGTGTTACCATCTGCTGTTGATGAAGTTGCCTTCGAGTATGAAAAGCTTCTGCCCCCCCAGTTATTATATCCACCGGAGCCAGAGCCAATAGATATAGTGCCACCATCTGGACTTATTGTATTGGGGGCTATGATTTGACCAAAGTCTGTTCCAACGTAGGAAAATGTCCATGTGACATCACTGCTTGTCATAGAAAATGAAGTTACGTCTGTCGGGTTGTTTAGCTGATTAATAATAACAATCCTTCGGTGGTTGGCACTATCCTGCCTCCACACCTTTGCCTCGGTTGAACCTGTTGTAGATGAGCTTCCGCCTGACACACTTACATTACTGCCAACGGTCCCCACTGCGGGTAGATTACTAAATGGAGTACTAAAATCTGAACCTATAATCACCCAAACTTGTCCGCCGCCAGTGGCAGTGCCGCCGGGAAAAGTAGCTGACGTGCCAGCGAACCAACTATTCTGGTCTTGAGGTCTTCCACTTCCAAAATTACTGCCTAATGTTCCAGAATTATATGTCGTGATTTCTGTTTTGGTGCTGGGAACATTATCACCCCCACGATAATATTCACTTATCGATATTGGATTACTCCCACCAAAAAATGTTTGAAGGGCGGAAAACGAAATTGCACCAGACTCAAATGCCATGTTCTAAAGCCTCGACTTTTTCAGACAGCTCCTTGACAGCTTCAATCAGATATCCCACCAAGTTTCCGTAGGCTACAGATTTATAAATCTCATTACTGTGAACGAGTTCTGGCGCAACCTTCTCAAGCTCTTGAGCTATAACGCCAGATGAATTCATGTTGTCCTTTGTGAATGTAACACCCCTCATTTTCTGGACCGTTGAAAGGGCGGCTGGGATTGTTTTTATATTTGTCTTTAACCTTTCGTCAGAGAAAGCGGTGATGTCTCCTGACGCAGTAAACGCTCCCGTCAAAGATGCACCTGCGCTTGTGGTTGCCAACCGAACAGAATTGTCATAGTAGAGAGACACAGCACCATTATCGACAAACGTCGCCATTGTTTCTCCACCATCACTCCCACCTAAAACATCAAGCTGTCCTGTCTGGATTTTCAAACTTCCAGTGGTATTTTTGATGTAAGAGTGAGAAGCGTCGTGAGACAACTCCATGTCTGAGCCAGTTCCAAACACGGCCTTTGCATTGTCTGCAAACTCAAGAGCATTTGCTGACTTGTCCCAAACTGCATTATAGCTGGCTCCAGCTATTGTTATGTCTCCACTTGCGTCAGCAGACACAACCTTACTGGCTTCACTTGTTCCCAAAGTTGTCAGGTCAAGGTAGTTTAATTCAGCAGTTGTTGCTGTACATGCATCCAGTTTGTTTAATTCAGCGGCTGTAGCTGTGACTGTCGTGCTTGCAATTGACAATGCGTCTGTTTCCAGAGTTCCGTCAATGTCCACTGAACCGCTTATATCTAGGCTTGTTGCAGTGATGTCGCCTAAATCAAGATTTGATGTAAGGTCAACAACAGCCGCACCAGACCCAGCACCGTCCGCATAAACAATCTTCTTCAGACCTGCGGCAACTGTAATAGTTGCTCCGCTTCCTTGCTTTAGGATAATAGATTGGTTCGTGGAGTTCTGTATGTGATAAAGTTTATCTTGGTCGTTTGGTGAGATTGTCACCGTATTCGTCCCAGATGGAGAGCCACCAAAAACCAGAACAGCATACTGGCCATCAGACAACGAGCCATCACTTGTTGTTAATGTATGCGTGGTTCCAGATAGTGTAATGGCTCCAACACCATTTAGAGCGCGGTCAATTATTGTAAAGTTTGTGTTTGTAATATCACCCCAAGTATTAGCGTTTTCGCCTGAACCCTGAAGTTCAATACCTGTGTTAGTTGAGTAAGTACTTGCCATTGATACCTCGTAAAAAAACCCCGCTAGAAGCAGGGTTAGTAATCTTTAGTTAACATAACATATGCGTATGTGGTGGTGCTGACCTATCTAAGCTTAGTCCAGTTCTCGCTGGTCGATGATGTATTTAAGTCTGACCAAACTTCCTCAGATGAAGTGACATTTAAAGAAGACCAACTTTCACTTGAGCCACCTTTAGAAAAAATCTCCCAAAGCCTGTCGCCCTGAGTGGTCCGCGTAAAGCCCCATTCCAATGTCGGTGATTGTTGCTGTATTCTACTACCAATAGAACTTTGAGTTAAATTAAAGCTTTGACTAGACGTGCCAATTTTACCACGAAGACCGCTGGATGTTTTTGTAAATGCAAAAGACTGACTTGAAACGCCAATGTAGAACTTAGACAGGATAGATGTCTGGGTGAAAGAGAATGTTTGAGTTGATGTTGGCGTGTCAACAATAATGCCAGCGTCACCAATCTGGTTGAAGGAAAGAGGGGACTCACTCAGCATCGGCTATAGTCAAATCGCCAGCGTCTACCTGACGCATGATTTCTGCGTAGTGGCGATTGGCTGGGTCAAGTGGTACTGACATTTCAGTGCCATCAATGGTTGCGTTAA